CGAACTAAACGATTTCGTCTGCTATTCCTAATTCTACAGCTTCATCAGCAGTAAGATAGACATTCATCCTTTTTGCTAAAAGTTTCTTGATATATCTTTTGGTCATTTTTGTTTCCTCCAATAGACACACAACCAATCTTTCTTGAATCCATTTGGCCTCGGCCATTTCGTTTTCAAGATCGGAGAGGTTTCCATGCTGACCAGAAGTAACACCGTGAAGCATAACTCTACAGTTCTTTCCAATGCGTCTTTGACCTTTTGTTCCGGCTGCCAGGAGTAGAACTCCTGCTGACATAACTTTTCCAAGGCCCAACGTTTTAATCTCGCAATCATCTCTTACCATTCGCATTGTATCGTAAATTGAGAACATGTCAACAGCGCTCCCTCCCCAAGTTGACACAATAAAATTCATGGGCTCATATGTAGTTGTGGTTTCTGATTCAGAATCCTCTGGATCTGAAAGTTCTTCTTTCTTCCCCATTTCTTTTAAAGCCATCAAAGAATAAGTTGTCTCAGCAGCATTTCCCTCAGTGACTTCGCCGTACAAACCAATTAGTCTGAGCTTTGCTGGTTCAGCTGCAGTATCATTCAACAATAAAAATTGTGAAAGATCTGTTGGTGTTTCCTCTTCCGATTGTTCTTTTTGCGGTTCTTCAACTTCAAATTTACCCAATTACTTCTCCTAATTAATTTTTTTTGCTTTACCATTTCTGTTGAGTTCTTGCAACTCAAACGGAAATTCTTTTGCCCAACCGATCCAAGAGTCTTTATCCTGGAATGCTCTAATGAATAAACGTAGCTCCGCTTTGCCGTTTTTGTGCCACCCATATCCAATTTCTTTCCAATCTTTTAATTCTGCTAAAATCTTCCTTCTTTCTCTCGCTGACATTTTTCCTTCAAGTTGAAGTTTATAAGTGACCTCTTTATCTTTGCCAGTGATTTGTTTCCAAGCAACAATTGTCATCTCGCTCTCCATATCATGTTCTCCTATATTATAACAAAAAGAAAAAAAAGTCAACCATTTTTTTTATATTGATCTTCAAAATCTTTTTTCGCCTCTTTCCAGTTGTTAAACTTCAAGAGGTCTCTGTAATATTTAGGCCAATGAGTTTTCAAACGCGATATTATTACTTCTTTCCATATGCTTATTGCTTGTTTATCTTTTTCAATTTTTGCTTTTATATACTCTTCATCCGAATTTGCAGAGCGTACATGTTCATGTTTGAGTTCTAGTGCATGCTTCACATCTTCTTCTAAGATAGTTAGCAACTTAAGAATGTCTTCTTTCAAAGACTTCATAAAAGAATACATATGTCCATAGTTTAATATAGAAGAAATTATCCTATAGGAAATAACTCCTGTAGCAAACCATAAAAACTGATCCATGCCATTTGGCACTACGCCCTCTTATTTTTCAATGGAAGTGAATATTTTTTCAACAATCTTGTCAGTTAGTTGATTAATTTTTGTTTCTCTAAGCTCTTTAGCTGCAGTTGCGGACTCGTTGAGTTTTTGTGCCTGCGTTAAGCGAGCAGCAACTTTTTGAGTAATTTTTTCAAGAAGATCTTCTTCATTAAGTTCTTCTGGTTCAGGCTCATTAACTTCTTCAGTGCTTGTTTCCTCCAGCTCTTCCACTCCTTCCCCGCCTTCAACACCTTCAATATCTTCAATATCTTCAATATCTTCAACACCTTCAGGTTCTTCCCCCACTTCCAATTCGGCCTCTTCTCCACCTTCAACATCTAGCGAAAGATCTACATCATACCTTTCAGCAACTTCGTCCACGACGCCCGCAATTCCTTGCATCATATCAGTGAGAGCATCGCCCAAAGGCTCTTCTCCGCCGGGCTCTTCCGGTTCAAGTTCACCTTCAAGTTCACCTCCAAGTTTTCCTCCAAGATCGCCTTCAAGATCATCTTCTCGGACGTAAGATACGCCAGCCTCCTCTAACTCTTCCTCTTTGGCTTCAGTTTCTTTAATTTTATCAACAAACGTTTCAGTCAAAGGATCGATTGAGGCCAGTTTCATAAAGCGGCGAATTGTGTTCTCATTAAGAAGTGGTTTTTTGTTGCTCATTGGTGTTCTCCTATAACGTTATAAGCTATTATTTCATAGTAAATAGTACGTTGATAAACAAAAAGTTCATTTAATATTTAAATAATTTCTAATTCTTTTAACTGTAATTTTGATAACGCTCGGTCTTGAATTTGTTTCACTCTTACAAAGCTTATGTTTAATCTTTCTGCAACTTCTCGCAGAGTCATTGAGCCATTTTTTTCAACTGCAATTAATACACAATTTAAATCATCTTTATGGTCAATCCAATGTTTGCAGTCTTTAATTGGGCAGTTGGTATTATTGACAACGCAACTGTTGCAACAACTTCTCATATTTCTAAATGCTCCTCTTCTATCAAATCAAATATATTCTCTAATTCATTAGGGTTTAAAGAAAATTGTTTTTCAAGCTCGCGCGCTTTTTCAATCAACTGCTTTGATTTTTTTCTGTTTACTTTACTTTGATTCCCTTTTTGTTCTTTATATCCATCAATAATTTTCATCATATTTTCGTCCTTGTTGATATATTTTCTCATCATCAATCTGAAGAATTCATTTTGCCGCATCCCATCATAATGTAGCCTAATTTTCAAATCAGCATGTTTTTTATCAAAATCTTCAAAACAAACTTGCTTCTCAGCTTTTCTAAATTTGTGAAACATTATCGCCTCAAAATATGAGTTGAACTCTCATACTGGCCAGCAGCTGTTTGAAGGAGAAATGTTGCGCTTGATTGAAACTCTTCTAAAGTACGAGCGCCGGTATAAGAAAACCCGCTCCTGACGTTACCTCCAATATCCCGTAGGATATCAGCCGCCGAGCCTTTGTATGGAATTGTAGTTGATATTCCTTCAGGAGAAGATGACTGTCCTCTCCAATCCATCTGCGCAGACCTTGAAGCCATGCCCCTGTAAACTTTATATTTTTTATTTCCACTTGTAAATATTTCTCCTGGTGATTCATCAGTGCCCGCTAACATTGATCCAAGCATAACAAAATCTGCTCCTGCCGCTAACGCTTTTACAATATCTCCGCTATTTTTAATTCCGCCATCAGCAATTAATTTTGCATCTCTATTTGAATATGAACAATCACGTATCGATTGAAAAGTTGGGATACCGTGACCAGTATTGATTCTTGTGCTGCAAATTGAACCGCCGCCAATTCCAACTCTTATGCTGTCTGCCCCCCAATCTGCCAAATCATTAAAGGCATCAAGAGTCGCGACGTTGCCAGCCATCAAATGAATTTCATTACCAAATACACCTCTCAACGTCTTAAGCGCATTTTTGGTTAACACATGATGTCCGTGAGCAACGTCCAAACAAAGTATGCGCACACCAGCATCCCACAAGGCACAAGCACGGGATTCATAATCACCCGTAACTCCAATGGCTGCTGCTATGTTAGCTTTCCTCTTCTTAGCGAGGACAACCTGTTCTTCAATTGTATTGTACCTATGAATTACACCCAATCCTCCTTCATCGTACATAGTCCACGACATTTCATCTTCGGTAACTGTGTCCATTGGACTTGATATAACTGGTAAATCTAAATACGTCTTATCATCTAAAAAATTTCCAATATCAACTTCATTTCTACTTTTAATCTCTGAGTATTTTGGCTCCAATAAAACATCATCAAAACTAAGACTGTTCTGCATTTATTTCCTCTTTCAATTTGTTTACTAAATCTGTTGCTTTTGCCCAACATTTGGGACAATAAAGATTAACTTTGTTTTGTTCTTTTCTTACAATAACATACCATGATTGTACCATATCTTTATTTTGTTTGTCAAATGGTTTTTCACAGACAAGACAAAAATCTTCAAGCTGCGAAAACATACTGATTTTTTCTTTTAATTCTGCTTCTGCATGTTTCTTTTTTGCTTTTTTAATTCTTCTTTGTATTTTTTTTGCTGCTTTTGTCATTTTATCTCTAATGTGGATATGCCAACAATTCCGGTAGCTCCGCCGCAACCATAAGTATTCTTAAAAATTACAACTGCGGAGGGGAACGGCGCAGAAGAAGAAACATCGGCACTGAACTTATTTTCAAATTTTAATCGGCCTTTTATAAAGTGTATCTTCCACGCCTTCATACAATACTCATGCCAATATTTTGTATCTGTTCTCGATGGAATTAAGCACACAACTACTGTATTTGGCTTTTGTCCTTCCTCGTAAGCCTTCTTGACCCATTTTTTAATGTCTCGACCATACGGAGGGTTCATAAAAACCCTTTCGCCTTCCCAACTTTTACTGAGGCCGTCATCCTTTTTAGTAAAATATTTTTCGCATTTGGCACTTTCTGTGGTTGAACACGGATCAAGAGTAAATCTGTAATCAAGATTTAAATAATCATATAAGTCTTGTGGTGTTTCCCATTCTGCAGATTTAGAAGAAAACATTGTTTGTTGTGTTTCTTTATTCATATTAATCCCGTGCTTCCAAATCCTCCATCAGAACGATCAGTGTCTAAGTCTGATGGGTCATAATTAATTTCACCGGGTTCGCATACAACAATCGGAACCAACACAGCTTGTGCAATTTTTTGTCCCGGTTGAATGGTCCTTGTTGACCCTCCAATATTATGAAGATTAACAAAAACTTCGCCAGTGTAGCCCGGATCAACAACGCATGCGCCAACAATTAATTTTTGCTTGTGAGCAATACCAGATTTATTTTTTATTTCTAGCATGTGGTTTTCCGGAACCACAACTTTTAGCCCTGTTGGAACCAAACAAGATTCTCCTGGCGGAATTCTGTACTCTCCTTCCGGCTGCCAATAACAGTCGGGCTCTTTAGAAGGATCTGGACAATAGAACAAATCTATCCCGGCATCAAGTGAATGAACCCTTATCGGTAATTTTGCTTTCGATCTAATTTTGTAAAATTTAAGTTCCATCATAACTCCTTTATATCATTAAATTTTTTATATGTCAAGTCATTATTTTATTTCGTTAAGGAGGACGTGTTCTTCGCCCCATAGTTTTATTGCTTTTTTATTATAAGCAAGGCCGGCGTCTTCTTCAACGGTAAAGAAACCCAAGTGAAAGGTCTTATCGACATGTCGGATCTGGGACCCCCATTTCTTGAGTCTCTTACACCAATAAACCCCTTTGTATTTAGAAGAGGAGTTCTTATTGGATCGCCTATTGTGCATATTCTGTGATCGAGTTACTTCTCTTAGATTTTCTTTTTTATTGTCCAGTCCATTATGATTTATATGGTCAATAACCATTCCATTTTGGGGCTTGCCCATTATAACATGATGAAGGTAAAGTGAGGTCCTTCGTCTTTCTCTCTTTTCTTTTCCTTTGTAGGTACGATAATACCACCCTCCGTTTGGATGGTAAATCCCGGTATAAGCATAAGGGTAGGATTTATTAGCATCGCCAAAGAGTATCCAATTATAATCCTTAACCTTATCCCAGTCTTCTGTATCTATAATGATTGTCCATTTTCCTGGAAATTTTTTGTTTTTACTTTTTATAAAGATGTGAGTTGTTCCGTCTTCATTGTGTATAAATTTATTTTTCATAGCCCTATACTAACAAAGATTTAGTTAAATGTCAAACATTTTATCCTAATAATTTCCAATTATGTCTTATTGATCTCGAAGAAAACCCCCACTGTTCATCATAATCAATTTTACACATGTAGGGACGATTAATGTGAATCATGTCTCTTTCTTTAACTCCCCAACACCTAATTGAAGTTTGGTTACTTGTTGAGTCAATTACGTTTACAATCCAATATTCTTTTCCATTCTTTGTCCTTCTACGAACAATTTCACGAGGGATAAACCAAACAATCTGAAGATCCGGATCATACTCAGCGATTGGGGGAACGAAGTGTTCTTCAAGTCTTCTGCGAACATGTTCATTCAACACAAGATCAATTGGAAACACTCCTGTCAAATCAGCCTTGTTGGCTATCTTTTCCTGAGCCGTAAAATCTCCTTCCGGCTCGTAGAGTTCAATGTTTTCATTTAGCTGTTTTTCTTTTTTTGGCCGATCAACAACGGCGGCAGACCAAAAATGCTTCATTCCAGAAAATCTATCATCAATTAGATTATCCACTGCACCACTGCGAACAAGAACATCCAATGCCTTCTTATTCAATTTTCCATAAATAACATCCGGATTAAATAATAATTCCTCAACGGTGTTAAATGGGCGGTGTTGAATAATTTGCTCAATTGCTTTGGCACCCAAACCTTTAATCGAAGTTAAAGGCTGAATAAGAGTTTTGCCGTCTTCAGAGATCTCCCAAACTATCCCTGACGAATTAATATTCAGAGGTTGAATATTAAATCCCATTGATTTAGCAATGTTAATTGCTTTTTCTTTTCTGCTCTCGGGCTCTTTATCAAGAAAAGCCGCTGTCCATTCAACAGAATAGTAGTTAAGCAGCCACGCACATTGATAACTCAAGATGCTATAGCTAACTGCATGAGATTTATTAAAGCCATACCCAGAAAAGTATTCAAAATTCTGCCAAAGTTGTTCTGTTTGCCCGTAAGACAATCCTTTTTCTATACAGCCATCAACAAACTTGTTATAAATCTTTTCCTTCTTTTTTGTCTCATCTCCAGTTCCTTTCTTCGTTAGATATTTTCGTAAAGCATTACCCTCGTCAAGAGAAATGTTTTTACCAAGCTTGTGAGCTAGTAAAGCAATTTGCTCCTGGAAAATTAAGAAACCATAAGTTTCTTTTGTAACATCTCTTACAAGTTTGTGGATATAATTAACGCCATTAGGATCTTTTTTTGCTGCAATATAAGACTTATCAACATCCGCTCCAAGTGGGCCCGGGCGATAAATTGATGTGACAGCTGAAATATCAATCAAACTCTTTGGCTTTGCTTTTTTACAAAAATCTTGCGCTCCCTGTTCTGTAAATTGAAAGATGCCAGTCCATTTGCCCTTTTGGAAGATATTTTTGTATACATTTTGATCATTGAAATTAATAACATCCGGATGGAGCTTTTCATTATAAAAGTTCTTCACATCTTCGAATGTTGGCTCTTCAACATTGTAGTGCCTTTTAAGAATGTGTCGAACTGCTCCTTCAATCATTCTCAAGGATGCCAATCCAAGAATATCAAATTTAATAAAGCCAAGAGGTTCAAGATGTCTAACATTTTGACCCTCCGACCACGGAGTTTGTCTTACACCTCCACTGTTCACGAGGGGCATCCATTTGTCCAAATCTTCACCAACCACAATGCCGCCGGCATGTCTTGACACGCTTCTAACTTGCCCAAGCAAAGCATCGATGTGAGTTTTAACTTGGGGATATTTATCAAGAAACTTTTTCAGAGTTTCTGAATATTCCATTACTTCATCAAAAGTTGGCGCGTAAACACCTGATTTAATTCCATGTTTCTTTTTAGCAATTGGAGTTGCCTCAAAAATCATTTTGCCAGTCACATTATTGACCTCTACAAATGGAATATCATAAAACTTTGAAACATCTTTAACCAGAGAACGAAGCTGAAGTGTATTGTAATTTGAAATTGGAGCAACTGTGTTGTCTCCCCATTCTTCAATTAGCATTTCCTTTAGTTCCATAGGATCTGCAACATCATAATCGATATCAGGATAGTCAACGGCGTCGCGTCTCAAAAACCTTGAAAAAAGAAGCTCGTGTCTGATGGGGTCAACTTGAGTGATATCCAGAACATAAGCAACAAGTGATCCGGCAGCAGATCCTCTGCCGGGGCCGGTGAGTTGCACTGAACTTGCTTTATCAGCAATTGCTTTCATTGTTAAAAAATATTTAGCAAAGCCGCGATCTCTAATGACAAACAGTTCTTCTTTGAGGCGGTCTACATACTCTTGTTTATCGTTGAGAACTTTTTCTTTAAGACCCTCCAAACAATCTTGTGTCAGCGCTTGAATATCTGTTTTCCCAGCCGGAACAACAAAACTCGGAAGTCTGACGTCATTATCCGGCATAAAATCTTCAATCAAATCATAAGCAATATACTCTGTTCTTTTAATCGAGTCTAAAACAAGATCGTCATCGTAATCAAATCCTGTTTCTTTAGAATATTTGTGGTAAGACTCCCACATTTGTTCACCATTTTTTGGATATAACTCATATCCAATTTCTTCAACTCCAGAAGGAAGTTCAGCAGGCATATAGTCTGGTAAGCCTCCTTTTCCCAACCATCCGATCCGCTTATATAATTCCCTGTCCTTCCATGCGTCCGGATTAGGATAATGGCTGTCAGCAGTTGAGATAAGCTTTACGTCATATTCACGACAAACTTGAACAATGTATTGATTAAGCTCGTGCTGCTCCGGAATACTGTTCCATTGAAGTTCTCCGTACCACTTATCTCCAAATATGCCTTTCATGCGCTCCGTTGTTTGACGCATTGCATTTAGAACAGCAGCATTGCCAAAATCTTTATGATCCCAATAATCACCAGCGTAAACACCACCAAGACAAGCACTAGTGGCAATAACTCCATCACTATATAAATCAAGAAGCTCATAATCAATTCGAGGGTAGCGATAAAAGTTTTCATCCTTGTAGCTCTCCGATATGAGCTTAAATATGTTGTTCAAACCGGTTTGGTTCCGTGCTAGTAAAATAAGATGATTTCTTTTTTTTAGAATATCGACAACTTTTTGCTTCGAAGCTCTTTCATCCTCGATAGAAAGCTCTATTTCATTTTTGATTCCCTTCTTCTTTTCCTGCTTTGCTTTTTCATACTGTTCTCGCCATTGATCCAAAGAAGGGTTGAAGTAAGCTTCGACCCCAAAAATTGGCTTAAATTTCTTGCCGGCAGCCTGCATTTTCTTTGCGTGAAGCAATTGATAAGGCAATCCGTTCATGTGACCGTGATCGGTCAATGCAAGGGCATTTCCGTCGTTCTCATAGGCAAAATTCATATGATCCTGTGGATAGCCTAAACCATCATTCAGGCTTAAGCCGCTGTGCGCGTGTAGACCAACAAATGGAATTTTAGTCATTAATGGGGGCCTCCTATTCCATACTCATGAGACTAGAAGGATCATCGTGTACTACAGTCTCTACATCATATTTAGTTTCAATCCAACATCTCGCACCACAAGATAATGGTTTATGAGCGCTATATACGATCTTTGCAACCTCATTGCCATTTTCATCACGAATTATAGCTTCGTGCGCGTATCTGTTGTCCTTGTATGTTTTGACAGTCAAACACGGTTTACTTTCGCCTGTTTTCGTGTTCTTGCGAATGATGTGTTGATTGACATGAATGATAGTTTTCATTTTTTTACCTCTGCAGATAATATAACACGATTACCCTGTCATGTCAAGAACTTTTTTTTATTTACGATATTTTACTACGTAATAAATTAGACCAGCATTGAGACTCAACCCAATTAAGGCTACAAGAATATATTCATTCATCGTCATTTCTCCTAAAAATTTTTAAATGTGTAAGTAGCAGCGCGCTACCGTTAGTGTTATAACATGGCCATTCATTTTAAAACACCATCAAAGTTATACTAACTAATATCGCAAGATCTGCAATTGTAATTCCAACATATTTCATCGTATTATTCATTATCTTCTCCTACAGGATTCCATTCTTTATATTTTAACATTGTTCTTGAAGGTCTTTTAATCCCCTTTCTCATTTCCGAGCCCATATACTCGCAATAATCATTCCAATTATCGATCTTAAAATACCAATCGACCTCTACGTTTAAACCACCATCCAAAACCAAAGAACTAAATACTTGCTCGAGTGGAAAATGCCTAGCCGACCATCTTTTTTCTATCGGTAAAAGATTTTTACCAATTCCTTCGCCCGGAACGTATCTGCCTGTACCTTCTTTTCTTAACTTTGCTCTGCATTTTTTAAAGTCTTCTGCATTAAAAGTAAAGCCTAAATACTCACCATTTTTTACAGTGGAGTCAAGAAAAGATAGAACAAACGGCCTGTCACTAGATATTTGTTTTCTGTGAGATCTCAATATTTCTGGTGGGTAAACTCCATATGGGAATGCGACATAATATCTATTCGGGACAACGTAAGTGCTTATCTTTCTACTCGTGCTATACGCCACTAACGCTCCATATAATATACTCCAGCCAAGACAATCCCTTTTGTCTCGATCCTTCGGATGAATTGGAACATAATAAATAGGAATTTGTTTCCTTGTTTCTGATGGTCTTGGATCCATATTTCTTCCAAGCCAAACTGGATCTTCAATCATCTCACCTATTCTGTGACGAATAAGAGGTTGTATGTCATCATGACATATGATCCAAATCGTTTCACAACCGGCATATGCACATTCAACAACGGCTCTCTCAACAGCAAGATAATCGGGAGCAATCGCCATACAAGAATCATGCCAGGGAAAATTAAAGTCTAATGGTTGCCCTGCTATTGGAATAATGCCGGCCAAATGAAAAGCATTTTGTATTTTAACGGGTTCCTCAATCACTTTAATAAATCATACACCTTGTTCAAATACCCATCTTGTGAAGGAGAATCAAAATAAACATTTCTTTCATCTCTGTAATCAAAAATAAGTGATCCTTTATCTTCATAAATTGGTTTTTCTAATTTAATAATTTCTCTTTTGTAAGGTTCAACTTTTATTGAATGATATGCATGTTTATTTGGATCATCGTGGCGGCGGCCATTTTTAGGCCCCCTAATACCATTCTTCTCCATCAACCCCTTGACCTTAAATTTAACATATGTATCAGAATAATTAAAGCTTTCAAGTTGTTCTTTATTTAAATAAGAGATAGAAACCAAATCTTTTCTTTCATCATTTTCTCCTCCGCCAGATCTCTGGGAAGGATAAAAGTACACCTCTTTGACAAAATCATCTTCAGTTTGAAAATAATCATATTCGTGTTTCATTCCGGCACGAACATTAATCCAATCAACAACTTTGTACTTGTCTTCAAATTTTGATGGTCCCAAACCATTAACATTTTCGTCGTCAAATATTCTAAGTTTGTTGAATTTAAATTTTATCATTCTAGAATTTTTAGTAACCACTTTTAAAATATCTTCGTCTTCAACTCTAACAAAAGAAACTAGATCGTGTACTGGTAACAAACCTGAAAGAGATAAAGAAAAAACTAATCTCTCCCAAGTTTCTAATTTGGATGAACCGACTAATCTTGTTCCCTTGTTGGTGTTTAGTTCATATTTGTCTAATCCTATTCCATATTTCTGCAAATCAACTTCAGGTTCGAAAAAATCAAAAAACTTTAGTTTGTGTTCGCCATTAAAAACCAAAATTTTATGATTCAAAAAAGCATAGCTTACAGCTTCCAAACTATTTCCAATGACAAGCTCATCAACGTCGTACAGGTGACGACTTAGATCACTCACGATTCATACAGCCAGGAATCATTTCTAAATCAATTTTACGAGACATCCTTAAAACTTTTCTAGCATAATATATGCCTCGCTTACTTTTATTTTTACCTCGACAAACATATCCAGCATTGTAAGCGCACAAGCCGATTGTCACATTTTTTTTAGCATAACCATAAATCCAATAACTTAATATTTGCGCACCTTTTCTAATGGCAAGCGCGGGATCTTTTTGAAGGCGGCTGCAGCCTACATACCCAAACTTCCTTGAAAACTTTGGAATGACTTGAGTCAAACCACAAGCGCCCGCTTTGCTTTTTACTTTAGGGTTCCATCTGCTTTCAACATAAATTAAAGCAGTCAAAATGACGGGATCAATGTTGTATTCCTCAGAATATTTTACAACCGTATCCATATGTTCACAAGCATATTCCGCTCTAGGCATGCCAATTGCCAAAATGGCGGCACATATTAATTCTGCAGTTGTCATCATCATTTGTTATATATCACTCCACATATATGATTTTCTAAAACAATAGAAAAATTATACTCCCCAACATTAATATCTTGAACCAAATGAGTTGGAACAACGACTTTTTCACCTTTTCTCGCTATTACAGCACAATCTGGACTTGTGGATAAAACACGCAAAAGTGTGTATTCATCAACTTGTTTATAACCTTCCGGTAATAAAATATCTGTTCCTTTCTCTTCCTCATTTTTTTCCATTCTTTCTACCAAAAGATGTCTATTTCTTGGTTCAAATTTCATGCTGCTTCTCCTAAAAGGTGTTTATAAGTTTCGTACTGCGCCGGAGTAAAAAAGTGCCAATATCTCCTTTCACATCTTTTACAAAAGAATTCAGACCCAACCGATCCGTCAACTGATTTGCGAATTTGACCTCCAGAAAGCCATGAGTGTTGTCGTAATTTTGTTCGCGATCCATCACAATTTTCTGTTGCTTCCTTTTCTGGCAATAAATAATTAAGTTTCATTTTATCCTCCTTTGTCTATTATAAAATATTTTGAAACAAATATTAACCACATTTTGCATAACCGCACTTAGTACAAGTTACGCATCCGTCTTGATAAGTCAAACCTTCTTGTTCGCAAGCTTCACATACCTTATCGTTCTCTACTTTTTCTCCATTTTGAATATAATTTTTAAGAATTCTCGCAATACATCTCGAGAAGCTAAACATATCGCTATCACGATCCTTTTGTAGTTGTTCTACTAAAAAACTCGGTTTTGCGCCATGACGCAGAGATAGAGAAATCATTCTTGTAAATGCTGAATTTGTTGGATTATCAAAAACGGTTACAACATCTTTAATAAAGATTGCGTCGTCTTCTTCACCTATTTGAAGATCATATCTGTTATTTCTGGTTTTAAAACTATGTTTTGTCAAAGTCCCACGTACATGTTTTTTTGGAATCTCGATTAAATTTGATAACCCGCCCAAAACTTCATAAGGTTTGTTATCATATATGCCAACAAGGATTGTCCATTTTTCACCTTGAATTGTAGTGTGGTGGATGTCACAAGAAAGTTCATGTGGTCTCTTTGGAGCACCATTTTGTGGAAATACTTCTTTTGTGGTTTCTGTTATTAAAACACCACTTCGGCTTCCATCAACATAAACTGTAATTCCTTTAAGTCCTTTTTTCCAGCCTTCGAAGTAAAGTTCTCCCACAACACTCGGCTCAGTGCCTTTTGGTAAGTTAATTGTTGAACTAATTGAATGATCAATATTTTTTTGAATGGCTGCCTGAATTTCTACTCTTTTTGGCCAATCAATTTGGTCACTTTCTACAAAAAAATCTGGGATTTCTTTTGTTTTGTATAAATTAAGATATTCTTGCAAATTATGATGAAACACTTTATATTCTAGCCATTTATCGCCGAGTTCATCCACATAATCGGTTTCAACATTTTGCTCATTATGAGAAAGTTTTCGTCGTCGCACATAAGAGTTTCTAAATACGGGCTCCAAGCCAGAACTAGTTTGAGACATAATAGAAACAGAACCGGTAGGAGCATTTGTAAGAATAGAAATGTTACGTCTTCCAAATCTAGAAATTTCTTCCCGCAAAATTTTTGGCAGTCGCGAGATATAGGAGTTCGATTTTTCTTTGTCCCAATCAAAAACTGGAAATGCGCCACGTTGCTTGGCTAAGTTAACGCTTTCGGTATAAGCGGCATCTCTTAAAGTCTCATAAATTTTTTCTATCACCTTCAAAGCCTTGTCAGAATCATAGCGAAGGTTTAAACAAGCAATTGCGTCTGCTAATCCGTGAGTTCCCAAACCAGTTCTTCTGCCGGCGCGACAAGCTTTTAAGAGATTCCTCCACAAAGCTTTTTCATCTTTTGTATCGCATGCTTTAATGATTCTTTCGAGCTTTTCAATTTCAAGCTCAACAAGATCATCCGATAATCTCATTGCTTGAGTTGCGACTTCATACAATTTATAGAAGTCGAACTTTGGGCCCTTAAATGGGTTGATGACAAAGTTTTTGAGATTGATTGATATCAGCCGGCAACTATCATAAGCAGAAAGAGGTATTTCCCCACAAGGATTCGTTGTCAAAGTCTTGAATCCAACATCGGCATAACTTTCTGCTGGCAAATTATTGATAATATTGTCCCACATCATAAGTCCGGGCTCAGCAGTTTTTGTTGCTGATTCAACAATGAGATCCCACAAATCTGCTGCCTGAATTTCTTTTGTAACGGCTGGATTGTCCGAATCAACAGGAAATTGTAGAGTAAAAGTATCTTTATCTTCAACTGCTTTCATGAAATCATCGCTTATCTTAACCGAAACATTAGCACCAGTAACTTTTGTTAAATTGTGTTTCATTTTAACGAACTGTTCAATATCCGGATGCTTGATATCCATCGTAATCATCAAAGCTCCTCTTCGGCCATTTTGTCCAATCATGCGACAAACATATGAGTAGAAATCAGCAAACGACCAAGCGCCGGTTGTTGTTCCAGCGGAATTGTTAACGGAGGCATTTTCAGGGCGAAGTTTAGAAATATCTAAACCAACTCCACAGCGACGTTTAAATAGATTGGCAAGATACTTGCCAGAATCAACAATTGAAGAAATATTATCTTTCGGAGAGTCTATAACAACACAATTTGATAAAGACACATTGACATAATTATTTCCAATGCCCATCATGGGCGAACCTTGAGGAACAACATAGTTAAAATGCTTCAAAAGTTCGTAAATTGTATCATAAGAGAGTTTTTTATCGCCTCCAAACTTTTCTTCCATCCTTTCAAATTCTTTAGCAATTCGAACGTGCATGTCGTCAGGAGTTTTTTCTACAAATTCACCTCCTTTGTTTTTCAAGGCATATTTGGTCATCCAAACGTTTGTAGCTAATTGATCGCCACCAAAATACTCTGATGTGGCTTTATGAACTTCTTCTTCATTGTGCATCTTTATTGTCCTTACCATTTTTGAATTCTTTGTATTTTTCCTTTAATTTTTCGGCCTGTTCCTTTGCTGTTGTTGTATTTTTTTGGTCAATATATTCTTTGATGTTATTAATTTTTTCAAACACTTCAATTTTGACATTTGATGCATCCATAAATATTTGATGCAGTATTCCATCTGGTCCAAATCTGTTTTTTGCAACAAACATGGTTCCGCTGTTCATAGCCTTTTCATTGTCTGTTCTAGAGACAGAAAAAATAAAATCTGCAACAAAGCATTTGTTAAACGCCTCAGAGATCGATTCCATTGTTATGTAATCATTATTCAAGCCAGACCTGTTAGTTTGTGAAGCCGTCCAAAGAGGACAATCATTCTTTTGAGCAATTGCTCTTAATTCTTCGTAAATAGATTCTAGTTCCATTCTTTTCTCTTTACGAACAACATTTGGTTTTAAAAGATCTCCATAGTCAACAAGAATCATATCAACCTTAAAATCGCGTTGTCGCAATTTTTCAAGATGATTTTCCAAAGTTTTTGTAGAAGCAGATTTTGTTGGATATTCTTTAACAATTAAACCGCCATCCAAGTCTTGAACTGTTTCATAAATTTGTTCTTTCATAGCAAACAAATCTTTGAGAGGAATTCCAGTTATACAACTATCATATCTTGATGCTACCATAGTATCAGATAATTCTAAAGTGTAGTGAACAACATTTTTTCCTTCTTTTATTGCTTGCGCGCCCAAATGAACCAAAACCATCGACTTACCAACACCTGTTGGTGCAATAACAACTCCAAGCTCTCCTTTACCCAAACCTCCCTTTATCACCTCGTCAATATATCTCCAACCAGTTGTTATAGGATTCCTTGTTTTAATTTGAAATCTTTCTTCAAAATCTTTTAGATAATCGTAACCAACATTGTTGTCGCAGCCAAGCTTGAGAGCGTCATTAATAGTACAGGCTATTTCATCAAAAGAAGAATTTTTGAGAAGGCCAACACTTTTGATCATCGCCTCTTTTAGAACTTGTTTTTTACAGAAATCGAGAGCAGTGTCTTTAACATATTCTTCGCCCTCAACCTCCATATCTGATTTATGAATTCTGGCGAAATAATCTCTTACTTGTGTTTGTGTAGCATCGTTTTCATCGCTTAGTTCAGAACGAACTATTGTTAACATAATACGAACTGACGGATGAACGCCGTATTTTACTCTATAATCGAAAACCTTCTGAACAAACACACGAAGATATTTCAACTCCAAAAATTGAATATCGAGCACTTCTTCGATTTGATCACAAAAAATTCTATCCTGCAGAACCAATTGACACAGCTTTTCCTGAAAATCTTTGCCGTATCTTGAAAAATCTGCTCTCTCTTCTATTGCCATAAATCGTCCTTTTTTGGTACGCCCGTCTGGACTTGAACCAGAGACTTCCACCTTATAAGAGTGGCGTTCTAACCTACTGAACTACAGGCGCTCAATATTAACATCATATCTCATTTTTCTTTTGTTGTCAAGCAAATTCTTTTCATTGTCGCGAACAACTCTGCCCAATCATATGCTCCGATGCCATCTTCGATCATCAATCCAATACATTGAGTTTTGTTTAATTCTGGTAGCATCTCTTTAATTGCATATTTAATCCTCTGACTCGCTTGAGCAGAAATTAAAGGCGTGTATAGCTGCATCATTTTGTAGTTTCTTTGTATTTTATCTTCGCTGTTCAAAATATTGTGATGGACCTTCAAAGGATTTTCCACTATCTCGCAAGCCTCCAAAAGTGTTTTGATTTCATGAGTTTTTGCTTCTGCAAGAAAAGGAAATCTTTTGGCAACCGTTTTCAAGCCAGCGCCTCCAACTCCGTCCAAATTGTCGCTCTTGTCGCCGCAAATGGCCCTTGCGAGGGCGAAGTTGTTGGGGTGTATACCAAACAGCTCGACAAGCCTTTTCGTGTTAATAAGCTCCCTTTGAACAGGCCTGTACACTATCGTTTCATCGTCACAAAGTTGATAAAAATCCTTATCACTGGAAATGATTACTTTTTGTTCATCTTTGAAGTATTGCATTTGAGCTACATAACTAATAATATCATCTGCTTCAGTTTCATCAATCATAATCTGAGAAACCGGCAAACAATTGAGATATGTTATTAATCTCTGCTGTTGCCATACTTTATTGTATTGCTCTTCTTCTTCGGACATAACACGAACGCTACGATTAAGACGAACTGGTGATCGGCCTTCTTTATATCCTTTGTGTATCGTCTTTCTTTTCCTGCTTCCGCCAGGACCATCCCAACAAATTACAATGTGATCGGGCTTCATTTCTCTACAATATTTCTGTAGAGATTTAAGAAACCCAAATGCGCCGCCGATGGGCTCGCCATTTAAAGCAATTGAAGGATTTGATATGTAAGCTCTCAGATAAATGTTGAGGGCATCAATTATTAATACTCTTTTCAAAACCACCTTTTTTTGGGGTAAAGTTCGTGAATTTCATCGACGCAATATCCTAACAAGCGCTGATAATATTTTTCATCTTTAATCTCTGATATTGGAGGGCTCCAAGATAATTTAAGCTTCTTTCTTCCTGCTTTAAGCGTTTGTCTTTCGCTGCAACCAAAAAGTGGACTAGAAAGTTCGATATTAACGAGTCTAAACTTCATCTTAGGAAAACATTGTTCGAGTTCATCTAAAAATCTTTCTTCCATACTGTAACTAGAATCACAGTTTATAACATTCAAGAGTGCCGTCATCTGTAGTATAATATATCCTTTTTATTCCAACATGCTTTAAAGCTGATTCACACATGGAACATGGTTTGCTCATTTTAAAGTCGCCTGCTCCATTAACTCTAACAACATAAATATCTGTTCCTTGTGTCACGGACCGATCTAAATTAAGAACAGCTGCAAGTTCTGCATGCAGCGTTGATATTCCCTTATCTCTCTCACGAAATCTTTTACCAAAAGAGGAATAAGACCATTTGTTGTGTGCAGCATTTATAATATTTCCGCCTTTCACTAAAACGGCGCCGTGACAAGTGCGAGATTCATTACTCTGTTGTGCCATCCTTTTGGCCAACGACAGATAGCTTTGTGTCTTCTTCGATATTTTCGTTTTCGATGTCATAAAAGTCTGCTGCTTCGCCTTGTCGCTTGTCAAACTTGAGGATGACTTCTTCATCCATTATGTTTAATACTCTATCACGAAATTTCTGATTTGTCAACATATTTTTCCATTTGGATGGCTGAAACTTTTCTTCTGCGCCATCCTTATATTGAAGCGAATACCATGCCCCGCTTTGTTTAAGGTGGTTAGAGCCTTTGATAGCTTCAAACCAGCTTTCCTCATCTTGAACGCCTATATCATCGCCCCAAAGAATTTTAAAACTAGCTTGCCTCCCTTGAGTTCCAAAACGACTTTTCTTCAAAGTAGCTTTGACCTCTGTTCCTACTCTAAACCCTCTTTCATCAAGCACAAAACTAGCCTTCGCTTTTCGTCCTGTAAGCCAAATGCGAAGAGAATAAGAATAAATCATAGCTTTGCCGCCGGGCGTCATATAAGGTTCAACCATCGCCTCCGAAGGACTTCTGGTGATATTGGTTTTAAGTTGGTTAAGAACTAAAAATGTCGATTGGCTGTTCGCAATTGGGACGGTCAACTTGGACATCCCTTTTGCGAGAATACGAGCTTTCACCGCCATCGACGAAAGAGGATTAAAATCACCTTCAACATCGCTAACAGACGGTGTTAAAGCGAGACTATCCCAAATAAATAACATGCGATTATCATTGTTGGCAAGAAGGTCTTCAATTGTCTCAAGAACAAATTCTACACTTTGTGCTTGGACATAAAGCAGACTTTCTAAATCACAACCGGTTCGTTCAAGGAAGGTTGGATCAATCGCTGATTCAGAATCAAAATAAATTACATCAATGCCCATATTTTGAGCATTGGCAGCAACTTGAGCGGCCATATAAGACTTACCAGTTGATTCCAAACCTGCAATTTCAACAATTTTCCCTAATGGGATGCCTGATAGCTGTCCACGACAAATAATTGAGTCGAGCCAGCGAGAGCCCGTTGGGATCCAATCTTTTACTTCTGTCGGATTGGCTTCAGTTAAATTGTGTGCAACAGACATGCCGGCCTTCTTATTGATAAGGCCTCGCATATCCGCCATAGAAAGCTTGCCTGCTTTATTTTTATTTTTCTTTGCCATGTTGTAAGCCTGTGTTTAAAGTTTTATTTGACACTCAAAACTTCAATTTCAAAGTTTAACGTTTTACCAGCAAGCGGATGATTAAAATCCAAAACAACGGAACTTTCGTCGATTGAATTAATTTTCGCAGTTACCGATTGGCCGGCAGGATTTTGTCCTCGCACCATAGCCCCTTCTTGAAATTCAAAATCAGGGGGGAAAGCTTGGCGAGGGACAGTCTGGAAAGCTTCAGAAAGAACCTCTCCGTAAGCTTCTCCCGGTGGCAATTTGACGTTTTTGACTTCACCAATTGTCATTCCTGGCAAAGCTGCCTCAAAACCAGGAATTAATTGACCTGATCCAACCTCAAGAGACATAGCCTCTTCGCGTGCACGTGAGTTATCAAATTCAGTTCCGTCATCAAATGTTCCAACGTAGTGTATACTCACCGTCTGTCCATTCTCTACTTTACTGCTTTTTGTTTTTTTGCTCACTGACTTTTTACTTTTTGTTTTTTTACTCATTATAGCTTGCTCCTTTTTTATTAAAATTGAGACATCTGTAACCCCATGCCTCCCTGCGGGTGAGAGAGAACTTATGAAAGAAGCTCACTAAAAGCTTTATCCACTGAATTACTTGATTCAGTACTGTACTTCTCTAAATTCTCAGAAGAGCCGGTATCTGCATTGCCCGATAAATATTCATCGAGAATAGCTTCAACTTCTTCTGGAGTTTTGCGCTCAAAGAGCGAATCGAGATCTGGAATTGTGTCCAGCCATTCGGCGCACTGTGCTTCATCTTCACACAAGAGCGACGGGCGGCGGCGAGGAGTAATTTCCGTTTGAGGAAAAGAAGCTCCTGCTGGCTTTCCATATCGAATTACAAGATCTGTTCCAGCTTCAGAGTCTGTAATATCTCCATATTCAGGATTAAGAACAAGATTAAGAAGCTTTTCATAAGCCATCTTGCCAAAGCCCCAAACACGCACGCCTTTATCTTCTTCTCCGCGAACAACCACTGGAGCGAAGAAACGCTGGCGAGCTGACAAAGATTTTGCCATCTTAATGCTCTCTTCGGTACCCTCTTTATAGAGCTTGCGAACAAATGCATCAAGCGCATCATCTTCTCCAAAATTCTTTTTTGGGCTCAAGAATCCTGGAGCGTTTCCAACATTATAATGGAACCAATAATCCTTGAAAGGATCGCCATCAGGAGTAGGAACGATTCGAATCGTCGTTTCTCCGTCTTGCGGCCTCCAAAACATTTCTCGGTTATTGCCATTTTTGTTGTCGATTGCAACGCGTCTGGCTCGCATTTTTTCCATATCAATACCCATATTATTTCTCCTTTGTTTGAGTAAAGTCAGAATGACCAATTTCTCATTCTGCTATGTTCATAATACCACAATGAATTCTGTTTGTCAAGTGTTTTTTTCACTTTTTTTGTCGTTGAATTTCTGATGAATAAGCGACCGTGTAAACATAATCCTGTTCGTATTCTGTTGCATATATTCCATAACCAGTTGGAATTTCATTTCCAATTTGCTTTCGAATATTTTTCAAAATTTCACCATCAGTTTCTAACTTTTTCTTATTGATAGCATAATAATAGCGCATTTCTCCAACATTGTCAAGTAAATAAAATAATTTATTTTCATTATTCTCCGAATCATAAAAGCCAATTGTTGAGATTCTACGCCCCTTCCGTGGTTCAGAGAAATTATTATTGACTGAGTCAATGTGGTTATATACGTTAACCATATGAAATGATGATACAATCATTTCGTTTAAACGCTCATAATATCCAATAACTGGAACATTGCCTATATGCTTTTCAACTTGTGAGTTGTCGATAAGATATATTCTTTTAAATACGCCAGATCTAGCATATTCTTGCAAGATATTAAATGTTGTCCACTCTTGTCTAATTTTTATTATATCGATAACTTCTGTTTCAGGTCTGATGTATAAAATATTTACATCGCAGTTTTTGAGATATTCAAGAACTCTCAAGGAAGCGCCAGATATATTTCCAGAGCCACCAACAACAAAAAGCACTTCACCTTCTACATCTTTAAAGAATTTGCTCATGTCCGGACATCGTTCTTCATATCTTTCTGGTCCATCTTGCCATGGCATTGTGTAATTGCCATCTTGTCTGAGACCCTCTAAACCATGATCAACTTTGTAAATTTTATATTGTTTATACTTTGAAAACTCGTCAGCAATATTGCAGCCGGCTTGCCCTAATCCAATAATAGTCTCCATTATGTTGTAAGCTCCCTAATATTTCCAAAATCTTTACCAGCTTTAACACTGGTTCGAAAAATGCCAAACCTTGTATTCGAAAATTCATCTATAACATCTTTCATGAGATCTTTGTCATCTGCATGCAAATCAATAATTATACTGTCATGTACACAAAAGGCAATATTAGATTTCTTGCTCTCTAGTATATCATATATTTTAATCATTTTTTGCAAAATAAGATCAGCACACGTACTTTGAATAATATAATTCAATGCGTGATGCTTGTCTGCCGGTATTTCTCTGCCGAAACAAGTTTTTACAGTTTCGCCGTCCCAATATTCATTTAGTACTTTATCTTTGTCAAACACTTTTCTTAAAACTTCTTCATTTGGATGTTTTTTCGAATTGTAAAGCCATGCAAAAATAGAATTTTTAACTTCTTGTCTCGATGAAATCTTATTTTCAGATAAATGCTTTCTGTTCCATTCGTGAATGTCTATCGTTGGTTGATTTTTATCTGATAAGGCTAACAGTGTTCTTAACTCTGCACCGTTGTAATCTAATTCAACAAATAAATCATTATTTGGCTTAAGGATAGAGCGATATTTCTTTGGAAAGGTAAGAATTGGAAAGCTATATCTTTTTGTTGTTAACCTTCCTGTTTTGGTGCCAAAAATATCATATTTTATATATGGTGAAATATCATTAATTTTTTTTCTCCATTGTCTTGCTTTGTGCTCAGCAAGAAATGGCTTAAACTTGTCAACGTCAATATTAAGTTTTTGCTGGCTTATATCTTCAATTACTTTTGTTAGTGAGGTTAGAAATCTCATATTTTTAGGCGGCAAAAAATTTTCAAAAACGTGTTTTGTGATTCGGTTTTTGATCTCGCAGTATTCTAATAAAAACTTTTCTGGAATTAAATCATAGAAGCAATTGTCGTCCAGAGAAACCTTTGCCAAGTGAATTGACCTCATGAAGGCTTTTAATTTATTATTGATTTTATTCCAGTCATCTTTTATATTTGAGGGACAAACACTGTCAAGAGATTTGCCACCACATTGCAGATAGCCGTATCTAAATTCTCTGTCCCGGAGAGAAGAAGAATAACTCCATGTTTCACTAATTCCCTCAGGAAGTTCATCGCTAAAGTGAAGATTTCCGTCATAATATACTCCTATACACTTTTGTTTATTATCCAATGTCTGAAATAACATTAATTGGCCTTAATAATTACCGCCGTTGGATCCAGCTGAAGCAGGCGATGGCGCCAGTTGCCCCTCTGATATTGAAAATTTTGTTACTACTCCTTTCACTTTCGTAAATCCTTTCATCTCCATATTAATATACTCTACTGTGTGTCCGTTGTCAAGATCTTTTTTATCAAAATATATAAAAATTCTACTTGCATTCCTCATTATTTGATCAAGCCTTGGTTCTGAAATTTTTATTCCTTCCTCTTTTGCTTTCATAGAAATATACATTTTTAAAAGTTTTTGTGATGACCATTTAGATAATTCTTCTTCTGTAATCATTTTTCTTTCTATAATTGTCCTAGAAAGTGTTGCGTACCCTGAAGTCGGTCTCCCCGCCTTAATCCAAATTTGATTCGCGCAACTTTCTTGTTTTTCAACTATAATTTTTGGAAACGAAGAAACGTATTCATTGTAAAATTCAAACAAAAACATTGCTATTGAATAAACATCGTGTCGATATGCCCTAGTATAATACGTATCAAATAAATTTGCAACTGAATTTGGCTGCAAATATTTTTCTATTTTTTCTCCTTTCAACTCATATTGTAATTCTATAAGGCCGGTGGCCGATGTTGCTTCCGTAATTTCCCTGCACTTTTCTCTAATCTTTTTCTCTTCTTCGGGAATATCATATGGAGGCAGATCAGATTCCCTGTCACCCCTAATCCAATACCTCTGCATTTGAGGAGAAGAAATATTAGCGACCAACCTCCATGGAGCGTTCTTATCTACATAAAAGCCGTATTGTTTTACAATGGCATGATAAAAATCGAAATTGAGATCATCAATGTACTCCCCTTTTTTATTATCATCGTCATGATCATCAAAAGAGATCTCCAACATAAGTCCGCTAATTAAAGGTGAGCAATATTGCGATTTTACAAAACCGGATGGTGTTATCGGGACTCTTGAACCCGATATCTTAAAAAACTCAAAAAAGAATTTGACGAAATCATCAAAATTTTTAACTTGTGCATCTCTAAATGTAGAACGCAAGTAATCTTTCATAAAAACATCAAAATATCTTTTAATGTGTTCCTCAAACAAAGGTAGAGCATGTACAAGGCCTTTCTTCACAGTAAAATCTCTTATTACACTATGTTTACTTATGGTCGGGCCACCAAATCTCCCCGTGTATGTTAAAATATTATCAATTCTTCTTTTCAAATCAGTGAACGCGTCAGCGACAAAGTCAAGAACATAAATTCCATCATCTGTTAGCATTTTTAACTTATCTTGCGATGCAAAAACATCGTCGCCAATAAAAACAGCATTGTTTCGTTGATCAACTCTACCATAAAAATTCTTTTCATACCACAGATCTATTGGTTCAGGATCGCGAAAGGTATCAAAATTATCTACACCAATAATTGATCCATCAAATTGATGATAATCTTGTCTGTCTTCAAACATGTCTATTGTAGATGCCATTAATTGGTCTCTCCTGCCGGTTTCGCCTCTTCGAAAACTCCTTGAGGCAGTGGAGTTTGAGGAGGCGGCGCGGCGTGTTTAAGGATGGTGCTCTTCTTTAATTTAGCGATAGTGGCCTTTCTTGAGGACCTATCGCTACTGGTGGGACTATTAGAATCAGGAGGAACTGTTCCTATTTGTTCCCATAATAATGGATTAAGGCCTTTGATGTCGGTGCCTCCCGAGTAGTTGGAAGGGGCGCCCCAACCCTTTGGCTCCCCAAAATCAACGAATCCTCGGATGGGTACAGCTGCTTCATTTGGTGTTGGTCTTGTCATGGTCCCGCCAAAATCTGTCCAAAGTGCTTGAACTTTTGTTTGCCAATCTAATCTTCCGCTTCCAGGAAGGAGAACAACAGTGTTGGAAGCCTTTGTCATCAAAAAATATCCACCCAGCCCCAAAGCTCTAGAGTGTGAACCCTCTTGAGCAGGATCTTGAAACCAAGCAATAGGAAATCTGATATGAATATGTCTTCCTGGCCTGAACAGTGTATTACCATAAACCGTAAAATCACAGTTATAGGGTTCGCTCCAGTGAACATTTTTTTGTAGATATCCAGCATCATGAGCTTTTGCTTCTAGCCAAAAAGGTTGATCAGTTTTTGTAAACGATATCTGCTGCAGTGGAGAATTGTATTGGCCTGGAACCAAATGATACAATCCATATTTATTATCTTGCTCTTTGTCATTAGATTTTAAATAGCCGGGTTTATTTGATACGTCGAACATGTATAAAATTCTCTCATCTCGTACTATTGATTCTACAGTAGTCTCATTACTGACAGTTGTAAATCTTTTGGGGCGGCCATTGGCGAGGGCGTTCTCGTTTCGAACGAGATAATATGAGTCATCATTATTTACATCTTCCACGAGTTTTTTTTGTTGAATGCTATATTTTGAATTAAAGTCAACTCTTGGAACATCCAGATAATCAACACCGGGAATCATTGTTATGACAGGATCTCCAGGAAGTTTTGCTCTGTTTGTCAGAGATGCCTTAACCAAGTAAGCAAAGCTGTCACTTAAAAAAGTTTTAAAATAATACACATCTTTGAATACGGAAGTGACAAATTTAAACCAAAACTCTTGCCAAAGTTTTAATGAAATAGGAACCTTTGCAATATTGATAAGTTTGTGATGACCAGTTTGGTGGTCTATATATTCTATATTCCCCAAAATTACTTTTAATAAACCCTCATTCCCCGCACTCCAAAAATCGACGTCTAAGTTTTTTTTCCCTGCATTAACTTTGATAACGTCTAAGACAACATCCAACAGGTCTCCGTAATAAAACCAATATACAAAATGTTTGTTTTCGGCGGTCCCTTTATCTCCGCCCATGCGATTTTGAATAAATTTGCCATATGCAACGGCATCTAAATTAGTCTGGTTAAGATAGGCCGCATAATGAATTTGTTCATTTTGAAGCGCTTCGAGTTGTTCTTTCAGCGCTTTAGGGTCCGGAGATGGTAAGCCTTTGCCAAAAAATGATTTTTTAAGCGCAGACATGGAGGACATATAGCCATTCGAGAACCTTTGATAATCTTTCATCTGTTTTCTTAATACAGCTTTTTCGAACGGATCTTTAGTCTTTTTAATAGCAGCACGGAGTTTTTTTGGATCTATGCTGCTGTTTTTAATAAAGTCTTCTCTATTGTTAGAGTAATTTTCAAACTCCTTCGAATCAACTTTTAAATTATAAATCTTTCCATGATCGTTCAATTTGCATATAATTCTTTTATAAATATCTAATTTACTAACTGGAGATAACAGCATTTTATCTTCAAAGTTGCCCCTTTCTGAAGTTGCTTTTAGGTAATCTGCAACGATGTCGAAGGGGTTATGGTGCCTGCCCGGAGCCTCCGTGTACCGGTACCATGCGAAACCATGCTGCTCTTCCGGGGTGGAAAGAGTCTCGGCCATCATGACCGCGGCGGTGGCGCCGATCCGTTGATTTGGCGTTGCAGCGCCCTCCTTTGAGCGGCGCGACTCTTCGCGGAGCACAACACCAAGATCTAGATCTTCCACAATTTCGCGTTCTTCCGGGGTCATTCCCGGAATCAGTTTTAACAGACCTCTAGCTTTTTGAGCTTTAGCTTCTAATCCTTTAAGTTTTTGTTCAAAATTTTCATTTTCCCTTACCAGAATATTAGCATCATCTGATATAAAAGCCTGCTCAATTGAGCCAACAAATTGTATATCCATTTCAAATCCAAAATCAGAAGATGAAAAAATAGGCAGAAATGTATGTTTTACAAGTGTCAAATATAATATGACTTTATTACTCGTTATAGCATCTTTAAAATTTTTGGCAGCTGAAATCGCGCCTTCTCCAGATAGCCCTTGTTCTATAAAAGCATCCAAAAGTCTTTGCTCGGACGGAGGAGCGTACCCCACTTCAATTTTTATTCTATAGTCTTTTTGGTGGTAATCCCGATGTGCGGTACTGCCCCTTGCTAATTCATCTTGAGATCTGAATTTGGATGCACCATCTTCAGCTCGCGCCCCTCTTCTGTAAATAAGATTGTAAAAGCCATACTTTTCTTTTTTGCTGTTATCATATTCATGAAATAGTGCTCCTGGAGATTCAAAATAAAGTTTTAGTTTGCAATTGATCCAATAGTCTATATCTCCCGGATGAGAACCTAAATAATCCCATGAAAAAGATCGAAAACCAACACGCAAACCTTTGCGATCTCTTGTTATATCATCAAATGGTAAACCGGATGGATCTTTGGCGTTATTAAAAGGAAGAAGAAGCTCTTTATAGCTGTCTTTGCTCATGCCCTCGACCAAATAAAGTTTTAAATATGGCTGTAAGTCTCCTAATATAGAACGAGGAACGTTTTCTATTAAGGATTGACCTTTGTCTGCTTTTGTTATTTCATTTAAAAAAAGAGATGAATCCCAGCGAGGATCCATCATGATAAAATTTTTAAAACTTTGCCTCAAAGGAAACCCTTTCATCTTGTCGAACTCTGATAAGAAATCGACCAAAAACGTTTGTTCCGCATACGGAGGCAACCTATGTTTATTTTCGGAATCGAATCCAGTAACTTTCGCTAATAATTCGCTAGTTTCGTCGGTGGTCATAATAAATTTCCCATCAATAAAAATGCCTCAATACATTCTCTAGAGGCAGAGGAATATAAATAACTCTGCCAATTGTAATGTCTGTTTCTAATGGCATTTGATTATACCAAGCGACGACCCACCAATAAGTTGGGTCATCGTAATGTTCAGCTGCCAATTTATAATATCTGTCCCCCAAAGACCAAACGTGAGGAATAGAATTGAGTTGAGCACGAATTGATGCGTCCAAAAAAGGAATCTTTGGGGTTTTATATTGGTTTATATAACTTACGCCTCTTTTTAAAAAGAACTCTCTATAAAGACCGCTTGCATTTATTTTGGTTTTTCTATTTTTATATCTGCTTGGCATTATTTTTTAAAAAGTCTCCTCACTTCCTGCAGGCGCCTTTAGATCCGGATTCGCGAGGAGGGCCGCGGTGTCTTCAGGGTGGATACCAAAACCCAACGAGGTGAGTCCTCCGACGAGGGTGACGGTCGCCCCGGCGATTTCGGCCTCTGCAGCTTCTCCTCCCGCGGGGGGATCGCCAGCGGGTGCTGCAGACTGGCCATCGGCTGTTTGGTTTGCATCGATCTTTTGCGCGGCTATTTCTTCGGCCGAGTAGACTGCGCCAGGGAAGCCCGCGTCGAATTCCGCCAATCGAATAGCGTTAGCAAATTCTGCATTTGCACCATGTACAGGCTTGCCTTTTGGTTGGACATCGGTTGCTTCACCTTCTTTTGTGTTTACTCCATATGGATAATCCGAAACATCATTTTTATTGACAGTAAATACTGCAATATCACTATCCGTCCTCCAACCAGGACTTCTTTCATAAACTGGAAAGAATGTAAAACTTAAATTTATTGTTTGCGGATACACCAAATGGTCTTGACCGAGAGCGCGCTCGGAGGGTTTTATAGGTCTTTTTACTTCTTTTGCACCCGCCAACGATGAAGGGGCATGAAAAAGTATTCCACCTTCTGGATCAATTCTATAGAGAAGATTTGAAATGTAACCTTGTAATCCGGTTTGCCATGCATCTCCCCATGGAATTCCTGGAGCACCAATTAAATTAAGAAATCTAACTTTAAATATTGGAGAACCTCCAAGTTTTGTTATCATTCCATCTCCATCGGCTTGTTGTTCTGGATAAAGCATATTTGTTAATAAAGATACTTTTGCCAAATTGTCTCTCGCCTCTGCTAAACCAGAAGCAACAGCAGCAAAAGCTATATCAATTTGTCTTACAGTGCTTTTCCACTTTTTAATTGGCTCTGTTTGCCCAATAAAGAATTGATCATCATACGACGTATTATACACATCATTAAAATCTTTCATAAATGCTTTAAATCTAACAGTTTTTCTACTGTTTATATGAAAGATCTCGATATAAAAACCATATTTATTTGCCATGGAATTTGTAGGATCTACTTTTAATTCTGGTATTATTTTATATGGCATTTACTTAATCAAGGCCCCTTTCCTTGTGCTTTTGCGCCGACGCCTGTTGTGGTCAGATTAGGTTGAGCTTGTATAAGTCTGAGCAGGGCATCGCTAGCAGACGCGCTTGAATTTAGTCCCTCTTTTGCTTCCTGCAGGGCGCGAGTAGTGCGGGTCAAATCGTCTTGTAAACGTTTAAGGTCTGCGCGGGCATCTGCGAGGTCTTGCGGCGCTGCTTTGGGCCCCCACCAGGTCTGCGCCTGCTGCATTCGCAGTTTTTGCCACTCAACCATCTTTTTCGCCTGCGGGACGGAGGTTGGTGTCCCTCCTAAGGGCGATGCTCCTTTCTTCTCTTTCAGCCTTTCTATTTTATCCTCATACATCTCCGTCAAGTTGAGCCAAGATTTAGCTTTGCCACCCAATGAACCAGCAATTTTACGTCGTAGTTTAGTTGCAGCGCCACCTATATCTATGTCACCAAAGGGGGTCTCAATTTTAACATCCTTAAGTAAACTAAGAAAATCCATAAGACCTCCTTTGAGTCCAATGAGAAGCACGTTCCCCAGTGCTTTTGCAATGGGCGTTATAGTGTTTATCATATATTTTTTAAATTCTTTAATGCCAGCTGCAACTTCTGGATCGTTCACCATTTCTTTATATATGGACCCCACTTTTAGTCCTACTCTTCTGATAAGAGCCGGCACTTCTCTAAGAAAATTTTTCAACTTTTCCTTATAGCCATTAAGAATTTTTAGACCTCGAGGACCAAGAAAGTCTTCAACATTATGCCACTGATCGTAAAGAAGGAGCAAAGAACCCGCCAAGCCTAACGGTCCAAACCATTTTGTTAGCATTGCAACTCCGCCGGCGAGCAGACCAATTTTTCCAATTGCTTGTTTGCTTTCAAAATTCATGTCTGCTAATCTAAGGATAACGTTACTAATCATAGTCAATATAGGCCTAAAAGCTATTGCGAAACCCATTAATGCATTTTGAAAGTTCTCCCATATTTCTGTTGCCATTCTTGCAGCCTTTGTTAATATTGCCTGCTTCTTTGCAGCCTCTGAAGCCTTTTTTGCATGCATATCAAAAGCAACTAGCCCGCCTGCAAACAAATCATTAGCCTTGGACATGTCTCTAATGCCGGCTGCATGAGCATATGCCATCTTTGTAAATCTGCCCATCGATTTCCAAGACTGTCCAGAAGCTTCCATTTGAGCCAAAACTGTTCGAACTCTCTCATCCTCCTTCATATAAACCATCTCAATTGAATTAAGAAATGGTCCCCCCAACATAGCATTTAATCTACCAACTGACTGTGCGGATTTTTCAAAAGTATCAAATTGTCCAGCAACTGTTAATAAATCACTAATGCCCAAAGTAGTTGCGCTGGATTGGGTTAACAAACCTTTGAATACCTCTTCCATTCCCTCGCCATGAGCAGCAATAACTACCGCAGCACTACCAAAATCTGATGCAGCGGTTCTTGCGCTAATTCCCGACGCCCTTGCAAATTGAATAATTCTTTCTGTTGCTGCTTTCGTCTCTCTGCCCGAGTCACCATAAGTTTTATTTAAAATTTGAATCATTCTAGCCGCTGAATCAGCAGTAATTCCAGCCTGATCGAGAACAGAAACAAATTTGACTAACTCAATTCTTGTAGTTCTAGATGCTTCCCTAAATAATACTGTTTTATCATATAAAGACGCAGCAACTTTATTCACATTGCCAATCGCTAATCCTTGAGCCCTTAACGCATCGATACTCCCATCAATAACACTGGTATATTCACCTCCCGCTTGTGTTAATTTAAAGAATCCTGCTGCCTGTTGATCAAGAAATTTATTAAATTTAATATTGAAATCAACTATTTGTTCTCCCAATTTCTTAAATTGATTATAAAGATATTTAACAGCGTCGAGAGCTTTTCCAATAGCACCAACAAGAACATCCATAATCATTGATGCTAATGATTCCACCACATTAATAATTGCTTTGAATGCCTTTTCAATTACTACCAAAACTGCAGTCCATGCAACAAGGGACAATTTTATACTTTCAAATATCTTCCATGCATTCTTAAGTTCGGGTCCGAGATTAGCAAATACATTAACAAACTTACTGGCACGTCCCGTCATTTTGTTAAAAAGATCTGGCATTTTTGAGCCGGCCACGTTCATTTCCTTAAGATCTTTAGTTAATTTTTCAAACTTTGCAAGATCTTCTGGCTTCATGTCCTCCATGGCCTTATTCACGCTCATAAGCCTTTCTGCCAGTCTTATTGAGGCGGTATCAGATGCTTTCAATGCTTTCGCAAGTTCAGCAGCTTTTTCAGCTGGAGTTTTTTCTGGCATGATTTAAAGTCCTCAATAACAAATAACAAGCTATCCATGGATAATTAGTTTTATTTTAAACTTTATTCATCTTTAGAATTTGATTTCTGCTCCATTTCTTTTTGTTCAACTAACTTTTTAACAAACCAATTTCTTAACTTCACTGGCAAATTATACGCCTCAGTAAAGCTCCAGCCACCATAATATTTTAAAAAGAAGAATTGTTCATAAACATCTGCAATGTAATCTTCACTTAGGCCAAAAAAATTGTACCGTAATCGGTACATCAACCTCCTCGGCGTGGCCACAATTGTCACACTCAAACATGCTCGATAATTCGACATTTGGAGTTATTTCTGCATATGTATCTCGGAGAGATTTAGCATCAATTGCTGGAAGATTATCAATAACTGCATTTATTGTAGAAGGTTCACTCATACCATTGACTGAAACAATAATTGTTTTAAATTGATCTGTTAACAATGATTCTTGTAGTTTGAGTTTCTTTTTTCTAGTTGCCATGTTCAAAAGTTTTGTTTCATCTTTGCCTGTTAGCAGCTTAGTTTCAACAGTTATTTCAGTTAATGGAAGTTTGATAAGAAACGTCCCATTGTCTGTCAACTCTGCTCCAAGTTCTTTATGATTATCTGCATAATCTATCTTTAGGGCCTCATTTAAATCAAAAACATGCTCAGAATTATCTCCACAAGCTGGACAATCAATTCTAGATCCATATTCCGGCCCATAACCTGTTACTCTCGCAGCAACAGTAATTGCATTTTTATCACCAAGCAATAGATCTTGTGTTCGAACTTTTTTATCAAGAAGAACATTCTGAATTAATTTATCAATGACAATTCCTTTTTTAATCAATGACTGCGAAGATAAAATATCTTCATCCTTTGCAGTCATATAACGAATTTCAACTGATTCTTCGCCACATAAAGGGTGCCCTTCTGGATAATATCTTCCTCTGGATGGAAGATCTACAAACTCGGTAGGAGTTACAAAGGAAAGTGGGCTTTCATGCATTTCTTGCGGACTCAAATCTGAATCCTGGACTTCGACTCCCCCGAGCCTGTCCTGATTATTTCTAGTTGACATATTAACCTCTTTAGTATTATATTATAATGTCATTTCAATTAAATGTTAAGCTGTGCCCGTATCAAAAGTGGCATAGTCGTAACGAATTGTCACATTTATCTCGACCATTGCGTCAGACTCATAATCAAGTGAGCCAAATTCAACGCTAATGATCCAAGGATTCCAAAGAGAGAACTGATCAACTACTTCATTATCGGGGCTGAATTGTCTAAGTGTGATAATATTGCCAAGAGCTTTAACGCTTAAATCTTTTGACAAAGTGTTAACCCCAATTGGCCCATCGGGAACATTATATCCAGATTTAGTAAGAGCATCATATAGTATTCTTGAGACGTCAGGATCAACTGGATCTACAAGAGTGAAAGTTGTTTGCTGCCACTCAACAATACCCGGAAAATAAAATCTATGACCATAAAAAGTGTGAGGAGTTTCAGTAACATTAAATTGAGGTTTTGTTACCTTCTTGACAACATAAGTAGGAATTCCAATTGTTGATTGTTTTGCCCCCGGAGCGATTTTCGGTTCTCCACCAACATATAACAGCCACCTATGCTGTCTTTTTGGTTCTAAGCTCGATTGATTCCAAAATTTTTCTGCCATATTTTTATTATCTCCTCAATATTAAATAGTAAGTTCTATGAAAATCCTTTTATTAATCTTCAAAAGATGCTCCAGAATCTGTAATAATGAAATCAAGAGCAATGAATTCAATGGCTCGAGCAGGTTTCAAGAAAATCTTGGCATACATTATATTTCTATCAATTAAGTCTGGAGTAGTAGTTGTCTCATCGAGAACAACTTTATAGTCAACAAGGCCCAATTGGCTCTTTACGCCACTAAGGAAACTCTTAACTCTGCTGCTAAAGTTTAACCAAGTTGCCTGAACATTTTGTTCGAATAACGTTGTCGCTGCAATTCTTGAAACTTCCTTCTTGAGAAAGATAAGAAGACGACGAACATTAATTCTATCAAGAGCAGAAGGCGTTATTTGAAGAGTTTTTTGACCAAATACTACAATTCCTTCTGCTGGGAAAGTAGCAATTGGATTAATATTTGCCTCATAAAGTTTATCTCTGTCTTCAGATGTAAGTTTGTGAGTCACGCCAACAACATTCAAGCCTGCGCCTCCATCTGAAAGGCCACCTCGAGTGAACCCTGCAGGAGCAAACCATGGAGCGCGTGCCGCATCACTAAATGACATTGCCCCAAGCGCCACAACAGAGGGCGGAATTTTGAGAATAACAGCTGAACTTTCATCTCTAATTTGAACCCATGGATAATACGTACAACCATAGCTTGAATTAATTTCTCTATTTTCAAGATTGGTGCGAACAGTGTCAATATTCTGATTATCAATACGAGTTATTTCTGTTGAATTATTTTCTGTATTTGGCTGATACATGCCAGTTCCAGTCCCATTGTTCTCGAGATCAATAATTGCAAGGGCGTCGCCGCGATCTTCACACTGATCTACAAGAAGTTTTGTAAGAGTTGCATTTGACATACCGGGAACTGTAGCAATATTATATTCTATCATGTCTGCGTCTCTAATTGATTGGATTGCTCTCTTGACAGTGTTATATGTATAATTGCCAAGCTCTGTAGCATCATCAAGTTTTTCATTTCGAAGTGGTTCTTTTTCTGTAATATCGAAACCATCAAATCCGCCGTGAAAAAGAGTTGTAAAGCGATTCCACTTTTTCTCGTTAACAAGTTTCTTAGCACTGTTTTCAGCGGTATAACTTGTTCCAGCTACGCGGCTTCCAGATTCATAAGCAACTCCAAGAGCCGCGCCTTCGTCTTTAAGATCGTCAAGAGAGAAAACCCATGAAACATTAGTATGGGTCGAACCGTCTCTTGCGCTATCCAGTTCGGCTGGCATCGCGCGAACGACGTCTAGAATGCTGTCGTCAAAGATTCTAGATCCTGATCTTTCAGTCCTAACTCCCCAGTAAGCTTTTCTTGGATCATCAATATCTCCGGTCAAAGAAGAACTTCTTAAAGCAAGTTCCGGGAAATGGAAAGAAGAGGACATTGCCGCTTTCGCGACGCCATGCGTGACGTAGCCCGTAGCGGCGCCGCGTGTGCCTGCGCCGACTGTAACATTCATAGAAGATGTAAACAAAACAGTAGTAGCGACTGGAATACCAACTTTTTCATCTCCAACAATCATATGATATTGAGTTAAGTTCGCGTCGTCGGAGTCTTTATCATATTCTGCTGGCGCGCCGGTGAGCGCACTACCGGTAACAGTTAATGCATTGTAAAAGCGATAAGGCCCAAAGACGCCAAAAGGAGCAAGACCTTCGCCAACTGAGCCGAGATCAACGCTTTCGTCCATGTCTACACGAATATATTTTGATATATTTGCATATTCGCCATATTCTCTATATCTTTCCTCAGTGGTGTTCCATTTATAATATTTGTCACCAATTCTTCTTTTAATATAATTTTGAGAATTAGGATTAAGATTTAAACCTTTGAACACTTCAATAACCTGTGTAGAAGCATCTCGATCTCTAAGGTGCCTAATCACAACTGAAAATGTCGTATATTTATTATATTTGTCTGTTGGAAATTTAATATCTTCAATAGCAATTTTAATGTTATTTTGTGTCCACTCGCCCTGATCGAGAGAAATGAAGCGGAAAAGCTTTTGTGTTGCTTCAATATCGTAGTTGGATTTATCTCCAGTATCTTGAGAAATATACCAACCTGTGTAAGCATTCTTTCTTCCGTAACGGAAATCTGCACCATCTTTTGGAGTATCCTCGCGAGATCTTAAGCCCATAAGCAATCCGTGAGTTACCTTGCTCCAACCCCCAATCTTATCTTCTACCCAACCTTCATATGATTCACCAAGAAAATATCCTTTGCTTGCAGTTACTGTAATCGCTGTATTTGTCAAAGTTGGATTTGTGTTGAAAACTTTTCGAATGAAAGAATCAGAGCCGCGAGTAAAATTAAAATCTATTTTTGTGGCGCCTGAATCTTCTTCAGTTCCTGTTGCTGCACTAGCTGATGCGATATTGTCCGGAGTTCCGATAAGAATCGAAAGAGTTCCGTTTGAACTTGTTCCAATTGTTGCTGCTTGCGAAGCGGTAGTTTGTGTCGGCACGACATTATCAAAATCAAACGTTCCAGAAAGGGCAATTGTCGTGTCGGCATTACAATAAAATATAGCACCCAGCGCGCCGGTGGCGTAGGTATCGCACTCCCCCGTCGTCTCAATTTGTTGAGAACCATCGAAAAGCCAAAGGGCATAAGCGCCGCCGCCGTTATTTCCAAAAGTTGTACCATTATTCAGTACGGCGTCGGTGTCCCTCGAGGATTGATTTTGAATCAAGTTAACAATACCGCTTGTTTGAGCGGTGCTGCTATTTGCACCCCAGCCAGCTTCACCGGTGCCTGCCGTGGCGCTAGTATGTTGTTCGCCCAAAAGTCTAACAAATGTAAGAGGGCTGTTGTTTGCAAGCCAAGCCTTTGCAGCATAAGAAGCGTAAGTTGGTGCGAGTCTATTTCCATCTCTAAAAACATCCCCTTGTTGAACGCCGGGAACCGGTTCTCCAAAAATTTCAACAAATTCAGCATAAGAACGAACTTTAATTGGAGTTCCCGCAGGACCCTTTTCAGAACGTCCGATAACCAATGGACCAATTGTCCCCGGCTCCACATCAAGAATTGACTTATCAATTTCATTAATGAAGATTCCGGGTGATACAAATTTAAACTTCTTTACAGACATACTTCGTTCTCCTATGTGGCAGATATGATAGTGATTTCTTTAATAAATAGTAATTCATTCCCTGAAAATCCATTATTAACTTTTATAAAATGCATCATCATCGCTGTCCGGTTCGTCTCCCATAATAACCCTTTCTCTTGGTATTTTAATACTAACTGCATTCTCACGAACAACAATTTTTGGTTGGTCTTGATTTATGTCCTCGCCAATTAGATGCCCTAAAACTTTAATATTGATAGTTGTTTGATACATTTTTTCTGCCTCTTCTAAAGAAGAGATGTTGTTCTCTTGTGCGAATTCTTGTTCAATGAATGCCTCATAAGTGTGGCCATCTTTTTTAAATACAAAATAATTAATTCCACCAGTATTGGTTATGAATGGGGTAATTAAGTCATTCATTTGTTGTTGATATTCTGTCCTCAACGTTATTGAATAATTTATTGTTACATAGACAGGCATCGGAACCGACACTGTTTGATAAACAACTTTTTTGTTTTTGAATGGATAGTTCAGTTGACCAAATAAGCGATAAGTGTCCGCTGATGCAAAAATATTTGTTTTATCTTGTTTAATTCTTCTCGCTATAACAACTGAGCCACCTTTCACATCCTTATTCGGAGGAATGTTAGCAAAAAATATACCTTTATTTGCTGGATTTTTTTCAATAGAGGACCTTTCAATTGTCATAATTGGTAATATTAGTGAACCATTTTTATCTCTTAAGTTTTGATCATTTTTAATCTGATAAGATCTTTCGGCTGTCATCCACAATACAGGAACTTTTTCAAATCCATTTCTTGTTGTTGTGTGGACATCAAGTTCTTTTTTAACGTGCTGAAAGAACGCCTCATCGATTGTTTCTAAAGTTGATGGCATCACCACTATTTCTTCAATAACGTTTGTGTCTTCAACTCCTGTATGGTCATATTTAGGTGGCATCGAATAATCCCTCGCGGGCGCGGATACATTTAGCTGAAATTTCAAAACGATGATCGATCTGTCCAAATAGTTGTTTGGGTTCGCTCAAAGAAACAATTTCAAAATGAATATCTCCATATAAAACAAAGTCTCCAACACGGACAACAAGATCTTGATCCTCAGTTAATCTTCTTTTATGAAAATGAATTATTATAGATGCATTTTTATCAATTGCGACCTTGTTCATAAACTCTGTTTGCATCCCCTCCCACTCAACTAAAGCGTAAACACGAACTGGTGGGAGGAAAGTTTTATTAATTGCCTCTCCATAAGTTGAATGGAAATTTGTATGATCCAAACTAATAGGATAATATAATACTTGTTGACCAATGACGCGTTCAATTAATTCGTCATTAACTTGTTTAACCAGATCCCTTTCTTTCTTTCCAATAAAAAGTGGTGGCGGTGGCTGTGTTGGCTGTTCCCATCTAGACATATTTTATTTATCCTGTGAAAACAGGAAGAGGTATCCTTTCCTGAACTTTATTAACAGAATCAGCTATTGCTGCATCTTTTTCTGCCAATTTCGCATAAGTTAATTCGTCTAGAACTGTTTTCAGCTCCTCTCTCAACTTATCCTGTTCTTCTTTAGATTGAGTAATCAGAGCCTCCCCATTCAAAGAAACTGATTCTCCTGGTATAGGTATGGTGCCAAATTTGCCTCTAATCTGCCCTAAAGTTTCTTTTGATAGCGAAAGAGCAAATCTTCTAATCCATTGTTTACCAATCGAATTAATATTTCTATATGGAATATTGGCGAATGGCAAAGTGTTCATATTATTTACACCATCTGAACCAATAGAACGATCATCGTCCTCTTCCCACGCGTCTCTTCTGACTGTAAATTTGACCCACATTTTCGAAGGGGCCACTGTAGTTGACGCTGGGAATAATCTTAATTTATTATTTTTTAATTCAAAAGAATAATGAGAGTTCCTTGTATAAATTGAATCTTCAAACATTTGGGCTTGTTGTTTATTTTGATAGACCGGAACAATTTGAAACTGTGAATCATCTGCCCATTGACCGTATGTCTGAAGATTCCCAACTGTATTTAATCCGCCATAATAACCATAAAACCTCCATATAGCTTGTGGGGTTTTATAATATACTTGTTTAACTGTGATTTTACTTTTATCTAATTTGTTATAATATGGCAAGTCTGAATTACTTGAATCTATAGAGCCGGAATAGATAATAGTTTGTAAATCATAATCCTGCTTTTTATCTTCAGTATCAAACGAAGCTGAATATTCTATTTCGTCTCCACCGACTCCTACTGCGGCCCCGACTCCTAATCCAACTCTTTTTGCATATTCAAATCTCACACTTGGATATTTGAGGGCAACTTCTTCAGCGTCAGGACCAGTTCCTAAACTAGAAGTTAAAACTCCCTCGCCAACAAGAAGTCCATCGTGATCAAAAGTTCCAGTTGTGTTTCCAAGCATATCGCCTAACACGTTTTTTGCTTGATGTATATTGACAATATATGAGTATTCTAAAACAGACTCCTCATAAGAGGCAAATACATTTTCTTTAGTTATTTCTATATCTAATACGTCTCCGCCAAGTTTTTTATATGTATAAGCAACCTGATCAACCGCACCGGTTATAAAATCATCTGAATATAATACAGAGTCTGTATCATTATATATGTTAAATGGTAAAGTTGTTGTCGTGATATCTGACAAACTTGCCGTCGCTGGGAGCGTAATTGCGCTTACAGAACTTGAAGGCGAAAGAGTAGGGACAGCCATTCATATACACTCCTATTACTACCTTAATTAGTTTTAGAAAAAAGAAAACCCCAGTTCAACCGAAGCCAAACTGGGGTTTTCAATAAAAAGGTTAATTTAAATATTAACCGTGAAGGTCAGCAACTACTACAAGACCGTACATATCAGGACGTACCATCTTTTTAGCATAGCGAGTCATGACACCCTTACGGGGCACGAAGTCTTCAATACCAAAGATAGTAGGCGTTACCTGGAGAGGCACGTAAGGAGCATATACATAGCCGCTCTCAAGGAACGAACTACCCTTACGACCAACAAGAACAACGTTCCTGGGGAAGTAAGGATCTACGTAGATATCCCATTTCTTGCTCAGACTACCAGTTTTGACAGCACCAACTGAGCCTCTGTCGTAATCCCCTGTTACATCAGCGCGGAAGCCGGCTGTGAACTCAAGGATATTAGCAACCTCAGGGCTGCAAACTACAAAGTTGGCTCCACCACGAAGCGTCTTACGGTGAATCTGAGCGGAAACATCATTGATGGTTTCGCAAAGAGTCTCATACCATTCAGACACTGTGCCAGTGAAGTCAGCACCAAGAAGACTCTCATTGGAGAGAGTGCTAATTGGAGCGCCAGTTGTGCGATCAAGGAATTTACCTGGTCGACGAGACCAATACAAAGTACTAGCAGTGGCACCCTTAACAAGATCCTCGAGAATCTCACGATCAAGTTCTAGAGCAATTTGCTCAGAAAGAATACCAGTAAGCTCTACTTCGGCATCAAGATTGTGATAGGCGTTAAGGTCTTGACCAAGCTCCGGAGTCCATTTGGCCTTCAGTTTCTTGGTTTGTGCCGTAACGGAGACACTATCAACTTTGATATCGATCTCAGGGATGCCAGTATCGTTTTCCAGTGCCCATTCGGACTGGCCAACGACGACACCAATGGAGTCCGCACTTGCTGCAGCTGCAGAACCACCAAAATCATCAGCAGTAGGATACGTAAATGATAATGAGTCATTGGCACCTAGCGCCGTGTTAACAACGCTCGGGTCATCGGAATCAGATGCGGCATAGAGAAAAACAACTGTTCTGCTTGAACCAGAGAACTGTGTCAAACGACGAACTTGTTTGACACTATTTCCCAGAGTACCTGAAGTCGTTGTAATCGTAATCCCTTGAAGATTGTTCTTGTTAACATCGTCAAGGTTACTAATGTCGACTGTTGCAACAGCAATACTAGTTGTTCCTGACGTAAAATCAGGATCAAAACGACAAAGCTTATCAAAATCAGCTTGAGTTTGAACATGAAGGCCGGCAAAGGTATCGCCAGAACTTACCTGCGCACCACCGAAGGTGCCGGAACAAACTGCAGTGATTGTGACATCAGCATTTGAAGCCGTAGGTGAAGAATAACCGTTGTTAAGTGAGTAGGGCCCAAGCTCTACATTAACACCGGTCAGGTCAACACCACCAGTAAGTTGTTGACCTAACTTTCCGCCGCCATAAAGTGACATTTCATCGCCATGAGTGGAGAGTGAAAGTCCAAGATGATCTTTCAAATTATGCGAAAAGTCTAGAAAGAAAATGAGACCCGAAGGGAGACTCATTGGTTGCACTGACACAAGGTCATTTGCAATAAGAGAGCCGAATACACGGCGTACAATTGGAAACGCAACAGCAGCAAAGCCTTCTACATTACCAGCTTCCATTGAAGAAGCTTCGCGAAGAAGCTCTCTGGCCTGGTTCTCTAGAAGACGAGACATGCTCTGTCGCGTGGCATCGTTATTGATTCCTTCAAGAAGTCCAGTCTTTTCCCACTTATCAAGTAGAGCAGCACCTTCCTTCTGGAGGTCACGATTAACCATGCCTTCAGTTAATTTATCTAATACAGACATTTTTTAAATCCTCCTTATAAATTATTTAATACCTGCTAAAGTCTTCCACCTATCTCTATGTGGATTACTTTTGTTTTCCTCTTTTCTATGAGGAATAGTTGTTGAAGAATTTCGTTTAACGGCTTCGCTCAGTGATTGCGGAGTGCGCTTTCGCGAACTTCCCACTGCGCTTTGAAGAGTCTCGTAAATAACTCTGGCTTCTTCAACTGAATCGACATTAGACAGGGTTTCGACAATTTTAGTTTTTTGCCGCTCATTCAGGGAGGTGCTACCCAATACACGATTCGTGTACAACAACTTGGCATTTGAAAGGTTTACTTCTTCAAGTTTTTCTTTCACCTGCACAAGCATGTTCTTATATTTTTTGTTTTGCTCACGAAGTTTTTTATTGTTTTCTTTAAGTTTTTTAACAGATTTTTCGAGTTCTTTTTTCTTTTCATCTTCTTCTAATTCTTCAGCTTCGTCTTGAGCGTCTTGAGCTAATGCAATTTCTGCATTTTCTCTATCAAGTGCTTTATTTGAGGCGCCGCCCAATTGGCCCGACGGGACATTCTTCACATCAACAGTTAATTTTTCAATAATAGAAGCAAGCTGCTCTTCCGTAAGTTCAACTTCGTCATCCGCCTCTGTCAATTCTTCAGATTCTTCTTCGGATTCTTCTTCTAGAGTTTGCTCATCGCTGTCTATTTCTTTTTGTAGCTCTTCAGCAAGTTTATCTAGATCAATGTCAACTTCTTGATCTTCATCAATTTCTTCTTTCTGATAATGTGCGTGTGGAACATCTTTAAATTGATCTTCTTCTTCTTCTAAAGGCTCTTCTAAAGGCTCTTCTAAAGGCTCTTCTAGCGCTAAATCATCCGGAGCGACTTCATCTTGTTCCAAGAGGGAATCAATCGTTTCTTTAACTTCAGTAGAATATTTTTCAAGAATAGAAGATTCAGCGCTTCTCAGAGCTGTTTCTCTCAAAGCATCTGCATCAACAATTGCTTGCTCCAACATACTAGTATTTGACATATTTAGTCTCCTGATACGTATCTAAGATAAATAGTAACATAATCGTTTAAATGCCATATTATAATGCGGTTCTACTGGTTTTCAAGCTTTGCCTCTAGTTCTGCAACTTTTGCTGATAATTCTTGAACTGCTTTTACGAGAATAGTAGTCATTGACGATTTTGAGACCCTTTGTCTACCATCGGGGTCGACTGACCAAGAATTATGGTCAGGAACATTATATTTATCGACTACTTCTTTTACTTCTTGAGCTATAAATCCCCAATGATATTTATTACTGCCGCCCATGGGAGTGGTATCCTCTGGATTGTATGCAGTCCATTCTTGAGGAAATTCGCTTGGAGATTTATGTCTATACTTAACTGGATTTAAATCGTTTATAAAATCTAATCCTATATCTATACATTCAATATCTTTCTTTTGCCTTCGATCTGAAGATGCATCCCAAGTTTCATCAGAATTAAAATCACACCTGATGTGGCTTGTATCATTTCCAATATGAACTGCATTGTCAGCAGTTCCATTCATATTGTTGCCAATAACAATTTGATTGTGTGCCGTTGCATCTTGAGCATCACAACTTACACCTATGCATGTATTCTCGTAACCAGTCGTAGTATCATCACCTGCGTAGGCGCCAATAAAGGTATTAGAATGAGCGGTTGTTATCATGACCATGCCGGCGGCGGCTCCGACGCATGTGTTGTTGTTACCATCTATGTCATTAGTTCCACCGCCGGTGGTGTAGTCGCCCAACATTGCGTTTGCACCGATAGCGGTATTGCCGGCGCCCGTTCCAACATAACCTCCTGCTGACGCTCCAACTGCGGTGTTATTGCCGTCACCATCTGCTGATACGGCCGCGGCGAGGGTGCCGTAGCCGATAGCGGTATTGCCATCACCAACAATGTTAACAGCCAAAGCGGAGTTCCCAATGGCGGTTTGATATTGTCCTACTGTGAGGGATGAGCCGGCATCAAGGCCTATGGCAACAGTGCCGTCTGCATCTGCAGTCATGACGTCTGCACCAGCGCCGTAACCAATACAAACTGTACCGTCAACAAGCTGTGTCGATCCGCCGGCGTCTTTGCCAACAAAAACATTTTTTATGCCTGTAGTAACAGCATCACCAGCAGCGGCGCCTATGGCAGTGTTCGAGTTCGGCTGATTGCCACCGGTTTGACTGGCGAGAGCATTATATCCTACTGCTGTATTAAAATCGCCGACATCCTCCAATAATAGCGCAGTGTGACCAATGGCTGTATTATATTGGCCAGTTGTAATTGCAGCACCTGCACTTTTACCGACCAAAACTGTACCGTCAGCAAGAGTACTACCAGCAGCAAGAGCAACGCCGGCGCCCGAACCAATAACAACAAGATCGCTCATCGTCGTCGCGACTACAGCGGTGTTGTAACCAATAATTACATTATCGTCCCCAGTTGTAAGGTCATTTCCAGCGTTTTCGCCCATCAAAAGATTGTAATTTCCACCAGCTTCGATAGCAGCGCCGGCGAGCTTGCCAAACACCGTATTTGAAGTGCCGAGCACGTTTGTAAGAATATCTCCTTTAAAAGAAACAGAACCAGAGAAAGTGGCGTTGCCGTCGTCGGTGAGGCAAAGGGCAGTGGCAGCCCGTGGCTGGAAATCAATTCTTCCGCCGGTGCTTGCTGTCGTCGACAAGAGCATCTCACCGGTGGCGGTGTTAACGTTAAACGAAACTCCCGTACTCCCATGGCCAGAATCGCCGATGCCCCACGCGGGGTTGTCGTTCATCCCGATCCCCCTTAGATAATAACGATTGCCTCCGACACCGGAGTGCAGGCCAGAATCCTTCAATGTGAGAATACAATTCCCTTCTGCCTGTGTGCCCGTTTCGTCAGTGTTCGTGGATTCCATCAAAATGCCCCTGCCTCCACTAACATGAAGAGCGTAGGGATGATTTCCGTCGGCTTCGCTGCCGCTGGCGATAATAAGCACAGAGCCTGAAACTATAAGGTTTCTGTTACCTTTATCGCCTCTAATTTCAACACTATTTGAAGCAGTTAAATAGGATGTACTAGTATTGCTTGGTTCAAAACTGCTTCCTCCACCACCTGGTCCTGACATTTACTTGTTCTCCTTATTGATTGGACTCGGTCCACGCATCATCATCGGGACCTATTGTTAATCCCGAACCGGTAAGAGTATACATCTCACCTGTGTCGATATGCGTTATCTCAGCATATATTTCATAAGCGCCTTCGTCCGATGCGTCGACATTATAAATATAAATTTCTTTGCACTTACAACGGAATGTATATGAATCACGGTTTTCAGTTAAAGTGACATAATGCAATCCATCAAAAGTGCTTGTTCCGGCAACATTGTCTGTGAAATATACTCTTAAATCGGGAGCTGCTTTGTTGACAACAACAACCTCTCTTGCAATTCTTGGAAAAACAATTTTATGCTGCGCTGTCGTTGCAATAGTTAAAGCACCAGTCATATACGGAGTGCCAGCAACTAAATAAGAACTTGCATTTCCAATTCCTGGTCGGGGATAGTGATTATAATTTTTTCTATCATCTTTATAAGCCTCTGTCATTATATTCTCCTACTTTTTATTAATTAGTTTCTTGTTTGGCTTTCAACTTGTCCAAAGTTGCTTTTCTTCTCTTTTTCATCCTTCTTTTTTCCTCAGATTTTTTTTCATAATACATCCTTTCACGAATGTCTTCTATGATTCTTTCTTTCTTAACTTTCTTTGCAAATCTTTTCAAAGCCCTTTCAATGTTCTCGTCCCTTTTAAGTCTGACTTCTACGTTAACTGACTTCATATTTTTTATCCTCTCGCCAACGTTTTCCAAGCAGCCACATTTCCCATTAAACCTGAAATGTCCACGCCGGCGTCGTTGGGATCCACATTGGAAAGTGGGCCTTGCGGCGAGCTTCCATCTTCCGGACTTCCTGCTTTTGACATTGGCGCTGTTCCTTCGAATAAATTGACTCCATTATAAGAGTCTTTGCCAACTGCGTCTAACATTTTCTTTCTGGTCTCGTTGATCTTTTGAGACCTCTTTTGTTTTTCTTGCAATTGCAATTGTTTTATTTCGTCATCATTTTGCCTTTGTTCAACAATTGGTTGTCGTGTTGCTCCCAAGCCTTTGACAACTTCAGAAATGACATTAGACAATAAACCTTCTTCTAAGAGGGCTTCTTGAATGCATTCTTTAATAAGCGGCTTTAATACTTTTTTGAGTTCTGATTTTTTCATTTTTCTCTGGAGGTAGTTAGATCTAGCTGTAAGTAATCTATTTGTATCGGTTTCACCCTCCGCTTGCCGGCGAGTTGGTCCTCTCTCGGCCATGCAAAATTTACAGGCGGCACATATAGTTGCTCCGCCGCCTTCAGTTCTTCTTCGGTTTCTGCTGCCACCTTCGCCTCGACTTTGAGGGCGTGCGCTAGCTTGGCCGAGTTCCATTCGTCTTCAGGCACCTCGCCCTCTGTTTCGGGGGTGAGGCCCGGAAGAATCATGTTTTCCTGTTCAGGTCTTAAGTGCTCCGGAGGAGGGCCATTTTTAGATGATGGTTTTACACGAACGGAAACTGTTGATTGTCCGAATCCTGCGACTGCTGGTGCAGCTTCATTCAAAACCTTTTCAAGTTCTTCTTTGATGATTTGTTTAAGTTGTGATTTGGTTATTTTCATTTATCGCCTTCTCCTCTTAATATATCATTTAATGCGCGATTGATTCTATCTGCTTTTGTGAAAGCGCCTTTTGCAGCGTTTTCATGAAGGTGTCTTGGCTTCATGTAAGCGCCGGTTGTTGAAGGTTCTGAGACCATGTCGAAACAAATCAATTGGAAATCGTCTTCAACGATTGTATCTCCGTTGGATTCAGTAACTGATCCCATTCCTCTCGAAGAAATTCCTAATTTTACTCCAGCATTGACAAGTTCTTTTAATACTTGGCCTGAAGGAGTGTTTAAAACTTGAATTTTGCCCATTACAGCGTCTTCTTGCCACCAAACCTCTGTTACAAGATGAGAAGCATTCCTGAGATTAATAACTGACTCATCTGGATGATCTAATTCTCCCAATGCTCTCCTTTCTTTTACAATCTTTGTGTAATTTTGGACTTCTCTTTCTAAAATAGCACCAGGATAAACACGACCATTCCCATTTTTAGCATTTGCTCTTTGCATAACTCCAGAAAGGAAAACGTGACCTTCTTTGACCATTTTTTTTTCGGCCTCGGTTAAAAAGTCTTGGCAAACGCCGCCTTCACAAAGCTCATAGTATTCTCTTAGTAATAATTTTGACATTATCGCGGTGTCTCCAACTCAGCCTCTGCCGATGGAAGTGTTTCTTCCTCAAAGAAATGGTCATCTAATACATGATCCAAATCGATTTGGCCTTCGGTAGTTCCTTCAATAAATCCAGTTAGAGCAGCCTCAAGAACCATAATTATCTCTTTTCTTGCAGCCTCTTTGTTAAATTCTTCATACCCTTTATATTCTTCAAGTACTCCTTCCGCAATTTCTTCAAACATATCCTTCAACGTATTAAGCAAATCGTCGAAACCGAGAACGGCGGTGCCGCCATATGCGTGTCCCAAGCGTTCAGGACTAAACTCTGTCTCACTTTCGCCTTCAGGATAATCTGTTATATCGACTTCCTTTAAAGCGTTTCCAATCTCTTCTTTAACAATTTGTTTGAGTCTCAATTTAGTTACTTTCATATAGTCACGATCCTTTACAGCAATGCCTCACCGGCTGGAGCATCCATTTAGCTGTCCAATTTTCTGTATTCATGTTTAACTCCGTTATCTCCAAATAATGTACATAAGATATAAGATGTTCCAGAACTCAAACATCCCAATAAAAAGTAATTAACAATATTATTATCAAATATAAATAGTTCTGTGTACCTGTTTATGCCTACTAAAAATACACCAATCCAAAAGCCCACACATATGGGACAATGAAAAAAATGATGCTTTGGTCTGACTCTATTAAATATTGTGCCGTAGACCAAAATTTGTGTCAACCCATAAGCACAAAGAATAAAATATATCAGCTCCATTTTAATACCTATAGAAGGATGTCATGCCATATGGCCCACGAATATATCCAGGAATAAGCGTGCCTTTTCTTTCTTCATGAGGCACTTCGCCAAGTTCTGTTGAATGCTCCGCATCCGGCTCTGTAAGATAATCTAATTCATCTTCCTCATATTGTTTTCTTCTGTTGAAATATGGCTCCTCTTCTTTAAGGAACTTTGATACTGAATATAGAGCAACCTGTACTGGATCGATATCTTCATTAATTGAATTTAGTATTACAGCTTCCATAGAGCCGTAAATATTTCCGCCTTGAACACTTTCAAAAGAGATAACTCCTTTTTTTCTTAAAAATCTAAAAAGCCTATCTTGCGCTTCGTAAACCTTATCCGAAAACATATCTTTTGCGAAAGATAATACTTTTTTGTTTTCGCCATTTTCCGTCAATACAATATCAATGTCTTCGTGATCGAAAATCATAAGACTTCCATCAAGACCTTTTCTTGCGTTTAAAGTAATAGTTTCTTGAATTTTACTTCCAATGGTTATTTTAATGTTCATCTTTGTGGATCTCTTTTACTAAATTTTGAATTTTAAGAACTTTCATAATCACGTTTTTGTTAATCTTTTCTTTTTTAAAATTTTCCAAAATTTGCAAAACTTTTTTTGTTTTTTTTGTCATTTCTAAATCTTGCTTTATGTCTTTTAGCTTCAAAGAATCTTCAACAACCTTCCTCAACCTAGACACCTCTTCGTTTAAAAATATTTTTAATTCAACACCATTATTAGAAAAAGAAGAAATATATTTATTTAAAAGCTCTTTTTGTTCCGAGATCAACTTTGATGCATATTCTAAATTGAATTTGTTTACAAACGATTTATATACTAAATTGTCAATAGGCTTAATTGTTAACTCGTTGATTTCAGTTTTATTTGATATTTTTTTAATTAATGCCTGTTCTAATAATACGCGTTTTTTAGTTGGGGTTTCTTCGTTAAATATTTGATAAGCTGTAGCTAAACTTTTATAGTTCGATACAAAATTTGAAAAAACAGAATTCGAAAGAAGGGAATTGATTTTTTTAATTAAAGCACTTTGCTCTAGAAATAATTGTTTTTTGTCTATACTGCAATGTTCCTTTCTTATTTCGTAAACAAGCTTTTCAGCAGTCTGTGGTTCTAAATCATACGATTCACAAAGAGTTTTATACAATTTTAATTCTTTATAAAGCAGTGACTTCTTTTCAAAATGTTTTTTTATAATGGAAACTATTTCATTTTTTAATTCTAAATTTTTTTCCAAAACTGCTTTCGTCATTTCTTTAATTAAAGATTCATAAAGAAAAGCAGTATTACGTTTCTTATTGTGTTTTAGTTTCATTATCTTTCAACTCCAATTCTGTAATCAAAAATTTAACTTCATTATTTACTTCGAATAATCTTTTTTCCTCACTTGAATAATTAGTATCTTTACCCTCAGGAAGCCCCCTTCCAAGTCCTAATAAATCTGAAAAGCCTTTATGAGTGTTTCTTCTGGTTGCTTTCCCCGTTTCGGAAGAATACTGACTCATATAACTCCTTTTTCTTGCACCAGATTTTCTTTTATCAGTCTTGACCGGCATATACCACCTGTTATTTGAATTAGATGTTGTGGTCGCTCCATCTTTTCTTTTAAGTTTGTACCAATCTGCATCATCTCTTTTCGCTGGTGTGGCTGGAGGCGGCAAAATAGCAGTTTCTGGCTCTTCTCCAGGTACTTCTTCTCCTGCGGGGAGAGCTTCAGGAGCCGGTTCTTCTCCCGGGAGGGCGGGTTCTTCACCTTCTAAACCAAATTCGCCGCCGGGCATTCCTCCTAATCCAATTTCCCCTTCACCTAATTCTTCACCTGCAGCTGCGGCTTCCAATAGAGCTTCAAATTTGCGATCATAAAACATCTCTCTTTGTATTCTAATAAACTCTTCATCAGAGATATTAAATACATTTTTAGCAACCCAGCCTTTACTAAAGAATCCTTCTGTTGCAGAAGTTGCAACTTCAAATTTCGTTCTCCAGTTTTCAAGCTCTTGAAGTTCTGCAATCCTGGATGGGTTGTTTAATGTCAAGCCAAATGATATTAAATCATCTCCACGATAGCCAAGAGTATATAAATGAATGATTCCTATTTTTTCTAATTCTGATAATATTGACCTCTGAAGTCTCTGAATTGTTCTCGCGAAACGAATATCCTTTTGTGCAAGAGTTGTCTTATCTTCTTCTGCTCCATCACCTCTAAAAAGATATGATTGAGGGATTTTTAAAGCAGCAAATAATTTATCCTTAAGATATTTAATATCATCAATATCACCAGTGTAACTTCCACCAGGAAGATTTTCAACTCGAGTCGAAGCACCACCTCTAACAGGAATAAAATAATCTTCTTCAATGCTTAAGGGGTTATAACGCAAATCAACTCGCCCGGTATCTGAATCAATAACTTGATTTCGTTTCATTTGCGTCATCGCTCTTTGCATAAACTGTTCAACATCTTCTGGCGGAATATTTCCAACATCTATGTAGAAAATCTTTCTTTCTGGAGAACGAACAATACGATAGGCCATCACAGCGTCTTCCAAAAGATTCAGTTGTCTCCAAATTCTTCTTGCTGGTTCTAAAATACTTGTTCCATATGGAGTATATTTGTCATTTCCTAAAACTCGAAAATGAGCAACCTGCCAATTTTCCAAAGTTAAGCCGCCGGTGTTCCATTGAAATTGAACATAATTTGGATTAGTATCATCCTGCGCCTCCATTCTTTCTAGATCTTGTCCTGGAAGGCCAATAACATTTCTCACGCCCAGTTCTTGGTCGACGTCCAAATAAAGAAAGTAATCACCAAATTTACACATCGAACGACACCAGCCAAAAAGATTAAATTCAATATTTAAAATATTATTATAAAGATTATCAAGAACGCCTTTAATTTCTTCATTTGGACATTTTATATCCAACAAACGAGATAATCCAGTTGAAGTTGTCATTTCGTCTGCGTAAACATCTAAAGCAGAAGCAATAATTGGCTCATATTCCATTTGATCAAAATCTGCATATCTCTCAATACGATTTTGGTTTGCCATAATATTTGCAGTCATATTCGCAAATGGGTCATACGTCGTCTTTTTAAATTGTTTACCGGCTGCAGAAGTAAAACTATATTTATCTAACTCTCTTCTCTTTTCTTTTCTTGGTCTCTGGCTTTTATAGTTCGTAATTGGACCAGAGAACAGTCTTGTTAGTTGTTTGAATAATTTAGATTGTGGATTTCTTGGATTTTTTTTATCTTTATCGGCCATTAACTTTATCCTTTAAGAAGCCAAGAAAACTTCTCTTGCTCCTTTACATTTTTTTTTATTCGATTACTTTTTTCAATTGACTTATAACCGTGCATTCCGGGTACAGTTGTATTAATAATACTATCAGATTTAAACATTGAAGTTAAACAAGCCTTGTGGTGTTCGATCTTTCTTTTGTTTTCCACAAATACAGTATCTTTGATCCAGCATCCAATTGCAAAAGACATAACTAAATCATCATTTTCTGAACGCATTGCTTGAGCCTTTCCGTTGTGCCAAATAAAAGTTTTAAACTCATTATAAAGTCTAGACGAATACGTTGTAATTAGCTTGTTCCTTATAAATTCTTCCATTTTTGCTACAATGATTGGTCTTGTTTTTAGCGACGTAGTAAAACCAGCTACTCCATTAGAAATATTTTCTGCAGTCAACTGATCAATATATTCATGAGTTGACTTAACAGAATAATAAATATTCGAATATTCTAGTTCTTTTAACTTTTCCAAAACTGCAAAACCAACTGAATTGTTTTCAACAACTAATAAGCAATCGCCATATTCCTTACCAGCATCAAAAAGTATATTTGAAAAAATATCTGGTGTTACCTTACCTTGATATTCTGCAATTATTTCTGCTGTTTCTAATTTAAAAACATGAAATACAGAATAGTCTTGTCCATCGCCTCTCGCAACATCTGCGGTCAGCATGTATGTGCATTCTGGTTTATATTCTTCCCAAATCCAAAAATTTCTATCAAAACCAGTTCTATGCTTTGGTTCCTTAACACACTGTTCCATAAATGTTATATCATCCGGATGAATTACAGTTTCGCCAGAAGTGTTAAAGTTGCATTCTAGTTCTTGAGACACTTGTCTAATAGACATATTTTTAGTTTCTTTTTCAAACCAAGTTTGATCACGATCTGGATGGACATCCCATAATAACTTTATTGAATGAAAATCATTTCTTCTCGATTCTGCATCAATGTACGTTTTGTAAAACCAACCACCAACACCATTCGGAGTACTGAGTGCAATGACGCGCCCACCAGTTGAAATTGTAGGATATAACCCTGTCCACAATTCATCAAGACCATCAACATGTGCTGCCTCATCAATAACCAATAAGGACAACGCCTCTGAACGACCCGCATCAGGAGAAGTGGTGGATGCTTTAATTTGTGAACCGTTGTCCAGTTCAAAGCTAGTTCTATTATCGACTATAACTTTAGAAATCTGCATCCATTCCGGGAGACGCTTAATAATAGACTTAACTTTTTTGACAAGATTTCCTGCTGTACTAAATTTTGTTGCCATAACAAGAACATTTTTATCTCTATGGAACAACATCAACCAAACAATATAAGCCGCTGTAATCGTTGAAATGCCAAGCTGTCTGGCTTTTAGAATAATATTAAAACGATAATCATTAAAATCGTCGATAAGATCCTCTTGATAATCATAAAGTTTAAAAGGGATTAACCCTTTCATTGGATGAGAAATCTTGCAATAATTATTTATGAAGTAAGTTGGATTCTTACCACTCTTAAGAATCTCTTTTGTAATCTCTTTTTTTGTTAATTGATAGGACATTCATCACTTATCACTGTTCTTTTTTTCGAGTTACATTCTTGGCATAGTTCTTGCCTTTCCCAATTTCAAAGTTTTTATTATATGCTAACCAGTTTTTAGTAACTTTATCTAATCTTTCTTTTGCAGAAGAGCCTTCCTCAACGGGGAGCACTCCATCAAGACCGCCAATTTTATATACACAAGTAGCTTGGCAGTTGCTTCGAACATTACTAATGTGTTGAACCATAATATCGACTTCGCCTTCTTTTGTAAGAGTTAAAATGTTACCAGTGACTTTTTTATATTCTCTCTTCAAATAATTTGCTACGTCATTGACAGTCGCTGTAATATTATTTTCAAACTTGTTTCTGTCGTGAGTCTCTTTTAATTTAATTTCTGCATGATACAAAATATTTAATTTGTTTCCCGCGAGTCGAACTTTGAAACCATCAACCTCGCGAGAATCCAAGACTGCATCGCCTTGTTCTCTACGAAGCCCCATACTTCTCTCTTCGCCATCAGCGTTGTAACGGGCATCGTGAGAGCCATCGTAAGCATTTGCGGCGGCTTGTGAGATTCCTTGAATAATATCTAATACAGTTGCCATTAATTTTCTCCTGAATAAAATAACCTAATGTAAATAGTCTTTTCTTATTTCTTAATCCTTTTATTCTATAATTTTCAAAAAGAGTTTTATGTCTTCTTCGAGATGAACAACTCTCTTCTTAGAAAGCTCATCTTTGATGATCTGTTTTAGTTGGGATTTGGTTAGTTTCATTTTGTTATTCCTATTAATATTGCTGCGTCCAGTTAGTGATCATCTCTTTAGCTGCTTGCTTGGCATAATTATACAACATGCCTCCTCTGGGTGCTGAAATCGTTCTTTTCGTAGACATTTCTGCAGCTTTTTGTTCGATTGCATTAATCAGTGTCCCTTCATCGTAATCATGAAGCACTTCGCCTCTGGGGCCCTTGAAGTTGCCCTTAGGATCATATTTTTGTTGTTCTTCTTTTAACTCATAAACAATTGCTAGCGCATTCATTCCCACGGTAGTAGATGTGACACTATTTACCTGTTCCTTCCATTTCACCTTATCAAATTTCTTTATGGCTTCTCCTGACCAGAGGCCTGCGGAGATATTTGGAGTTCCTGAAGAATCTGTGCGAGGATCTGGCCATGCTGAGATGAACCCGCTGGTGGCAATATCAGGATGATAATAGCGCACTTCTCCTGGTTTTCTAGGGGGAGCTTGGCCGCTGCCTTGGCCACGTGGGCCATGGTACCAAATGATTGGATATGGATCTCCGGGTTCTCGTTTTCCAAATCGTATCATTTGGTCGTCGGCGACTTGGGCCTTTTTTTCCCAGTCGGTCTTTGCGGGTGGTCGTCTAGTTTTATGATCTTCGAGAGCGTTCAAATATTCTAAAGGGGTCTTAAAAGATGAAGTGCCATGGCGTTTCCACCCCTGATTCTTCGCGGTGCTGAGCAAATACTTTTCAAATTCTTCTGGTGACATGTGCTTTTTCATCCCCCCATAGCCTCGCGGTATACCTTCAGCATCTTCAAAATCGCGCATAGCCTGCTTTGCCGCTGCGTCCGTCTCGCGGAATTTTGCTGCGCGTGCCTGGGCGGCTCGGCGCTCTGGCGTATCCGGTGCGCCCTTCTCGTAGGCTTGGACAATGTCCGCGTAGTCTTCGAAAATATGTGTCACCCCTTCTTTAATAATTTGTTTAAGTTGTGATTTTGTAATTTTCATTTGCTTGGTCTCCAGCCTTCTTGCCATCTTTCTTCTCTATCCTCAATGTACTGAACATAACAGCTATAACAAGATCCGAATTTGTTCATATAAACATCATCCTTGAGATCGAAAGAATAAATATCGCATGCTTCGCAAGTTCTATTGCTTTCTCTATTAAGTAGTTTTTTACTAATTAAAAATCCATCTTTCTCAACCTTTTCGGATTTCTCTTTTTTTCTATTTTGTTTCTCTGTAAACTCTTTGAGCTGAGAAAGATATTCTTTTTCTTTGGTCTCGTCCCAATTAGCTTTTGGATGTTGCACTGCTTCTTCGCCATATTTCTTTTGAATGGCTTGTTCAATTTTTGCAACAAAGTTTGGATCTTTTTCTTTTTTCATCTTTGCTCTATAGTATACAATATTGTTTACTCAGATGTTAATTTACTAACAAGATTTTTGAGATCCTCAATTTGATTCTGTTGTTCTTTAACCGTTGTGGATAATTCTTGAACCGCTTTGACAAGAGGCGCTATCATATTAGAATATTCTAAATGTTGTTTTGTTGTGTTTTTATCAACATAAACAAGATCATTGTTTGTGCTAAATCCAAACTCTTCCAATGCACTCCCCACGTCTTGTGCGAGGAAACCAACTCTTAGTTTGTTTTTTTCATCGTCTTCCATAATTCTAGGTGCGGAACCATCTTTACTCCAAGACAATTTCGCTTTCAGATCATCGTCATAATCAACAGGCTGTCTCTTTTCATATTGAACAGGCTGAAGTTTGTTAATGAAACCTAGCCCAAGAGATATATCTTCGATTTTTTCTTTTGTTCTCTTATCAGAAGTGTTAATAGTGCCATCAGCATATAGAACTGCGTCGCCATCTGATGCAGCATACAATCTTGTTATACTTGCGTTTCCTATAGTAGCATAATTAGCTCCTTGACTAACAGTCCCATAACCAATAGCTATCTGATTTGCTGTACCAGCAGCTGCCGACTCTGCATAGTTCCCAATAAGAGTGTTTTGTAACCCAGTGGTAAGAGCGGCACCGCCAAAGTTGCCACCTCCACAATTCGCCCCAATGAGTGTGTTGTTCCTGCCTGTGGTGACAGAAACGCCAGCCTCGGTTCCAACTGCAACGTTGCCAACAAAATTACCTTCGTCGGAATCGCCGTCCCAGGATCCAACATTTTGAACATAAAGCGCGTGGTATCCAACAGCAGTAGTAGCACTGTCATTGGCTGAAGAGCCCATGGCGCTATCGCCGACTGCTACATTGTATGAACCCGTTACGAGTACATCTCCTGTTTGCCACCCAACAAGGATATTGTTGTCGCCAACTGTAAGATCGTTTCCAGCTTGTTCTCCAACTATCACATTATAGTTCCCGCCTGAAGCGATGTTTGCTCCCGCATTAAGACCGAACACTGTGTTCGAAGTACCGCTATCGTTACTAGAGAGCGAGATTCCAGTAGCCTTCAAAGTAGTAAATGTCGCTGCAGCAGCAGACTCTCCACCAATAACAGCACCATCGATCTCGCCGGCGTTTACATAGACAGAAACAGGATCTGCATCTGTTCCGAGCTGATCGATGTAGCCGATGCCGTGGACATAAAGATCTTTCCATTGAAGGCCTGCTGCTCCTAAATCATAAGTAGCGTCAGTTTTTGGATCAATATCTTGAGCAATGCGTCCAGTGATCTTTACATCGACATCGGTCGCCATGCCAAGAGTTACGGCCCCGTCAAATTGGGCCGCGCCAACAACTTCCAAAGTTCCTTGCAGTTGTGTAAGGCCAGTTGCATGAAGCGAGCCAGTAACTGCAGCATCACCGGTCATATTCATTCCGTTAGAAGCAGTCAATTTGCCAGTGACAGTTGTTATATCAGATGTAGCATTTCCCAAGGTTACGTTAGCATCGAAGCTTGAAGCACCAACAACCTCTAGAGTTCCTTGCAATTGTGTAGGGCCAGTTGCATGAAGCGAGCCAGTAACTGCAGCATCACCGGTCATATTCATACCATTGGAGGCAGTCAATTTGCCAGTGACAGTTGTGACGTCAGTTGCAGCATTTCCCAAGGTTACGTTAGCATCGAAGCTTGAAGCACCAACAACCTCCAGAGTTCCTTGCAGTTGTGTAATGCCAGTTGCATGAAGCGAACCAGTAATTGCAGCATCACCGGTCATGTTCATGCCATTGGAGGCAGTCAATTTGCCAGTGACAGTTGTGACGTCAGTTGCAGCAACGCCTAAAGTCACGTTGTTGTCGAAAGTTGCATCTTGTTCAAAAGTAACAGCTGCTCCTGCAAAACGTAACTCGTCAGTGCCATTTTCGTCATATTCAATAGTAGCATCTTCTCCAGTTCCAAATAAAATTTTCCTATCATCGGGGATTAGCAATCCCTTTGAAGCGGTCAATTGGCTTGAAACAGTTGTAACATCATTATCAGCGGTGATATGATTTGAAACCAAAAGACCTTGCGAAGCTGTAACATTCGTCGTAGCCTGAAAGTCTCCAGTTACTTTCAACCCATTACTAGAGACGAGGTGAGAAGTTGTTGAGCCTAAAGAGTCAGCCTCGAAGAGAAGCGTAGAGATCGGAGAATCCGATGAGCCACCAAAATGAATACCAGCACCATCTGTATTGGCTTCATTCGAACCAGAGGCAACAAGAATTATTTTGTCAGCAATATGCAATTCTGTTTCATGATTTGTGATAGTGTTCACAATACCCTGTACATCTAAATCGCCCTGAACTGTAACTTTGCTACTAAATATAGCATCTCCGGTAACTGACAAGCCATTTGAACCTGTAAGTTTTCCAGTAACAGTTGTAACGTCGGTTACGGCGTCTCCCAAAGTAACATTGGCATCAAAAAGTGCATTACCAACTGAACGAAGTGTACCGTTTACATCAAGCATGTAAGAAGGAGATGTATCCCCGATACCAACCTTCTGGTCCTTCATCGTAATTGTTGTGCTGGTTGAACCATCGTTCATAACAAGATCGACTCTGGAGTTTCCTGCTCCATTTTGAATTTGGAAGTTGGAAGAGTTTGAAGCGTTGTTGTCTATTTCAAATATCAAGTCGCCAGAAGAACCTTCAATTTCCAAAATGCTGCTTGGAGTTGCTGTTCCGATGCCGATTCGGCTATTACCACCATCAACAAAGAACATATTCGCATTATCATCTGATTCAACACGAAAATCGAAATCGCCGCCGGCTTCATTAGAAACGAAAGGGCCGTAATTAATCAACGTATTGCTTCCAGAAACTGTAAGGCTACCTGTAATATTTATAGACCCAGAAAGAGAGCCAGAACTATAAGTCGTCTCCCCAGCAGAACTACTTACAATAGTACCACTACCACTAATTGTTGTTGTGCCCTGAGAGCCGCTTACCGTAGTATTACTACCACTAATTGTTGTTGTGCCCTGCGAGCCACTAATAATAATAGGCATTAATCTTTAATCTCCTGTAACATCATTTTATATTTCTTTCCTGTCGCGTTATTTACTACGCATAAATAGTCTTCTTCCTCAAGTATTGTCCAATCGCCTCGATCATTTTTGAGGTGTAAGTCACCGGTGTATACGTTGGCCCAGCGATAAGTAGCGGAGCCTAAGTTATACGTGTCATCAGTGCCAGGTGTGACGTTTCCAGTGATTGTAGCGCCGCTTGTGATGCTCATTCCGTTAGAAGCAGTGAGCTGGCCAGTGACAGTTGTGACGTCTGTTCCAGCAACGCCCAAAGTCACATTGTTGTCAAAGGTTGCATCTTGCTCAAAAGTAACAGCAGCGCCTGCAAATCTAAGTTCATTAGTTCCATTTTCGTCATATTCAATTGTTGCGTCAGCTCCAGTTCCAAACCTGATCGTTGTATCATCAGGAATTAACAAGCCATTAGACGCAGTTAAGTCTGAACTTATAGTAGTGGTGCCATTACTCGCTGTGATGTGATCAGAAACGACCATTCCGTTGGAGGCAGTTAATTGGCTTGAAACAGTTGTAACACCATTACTCGCTGTGATGTGATCAGAAACGACCATTCCGTTGGAGGCAGTCAATTGGCTTGAAACAGTTGTTACGCCGTTATTGGCAGTAACATGATTTGTGATGACCGCTCCATTAGAAGCAGTTAACTGGCCAGTGACTGTTGTTACGTCAGTTGCAGCATTTCCTAAAGTTACAGCTGCGTCAAAAGTAACTGCTTGCTCAAATGTAGCGGCTGCTCCAGCAAAACGAAGTTCGTCAGTTCCATTTTCGTCATACTCAATAGTTGCGTCGCCTGCGCCAGTTCCAAACCTGATCGTTGTATCATCAGGAATTAACAAGCCATTAGACGCAGTTAAATCGGAACTTACAGTCGTGACACCATTATTTGCTGTAATATGATTTGAAATTAAAAGACCTTGCGAAGCTGTAATATTTGTTGTTGCCTGGAAATCTCCAGTTACTTTTAGGCCAGTGCTAGAAACGAGATGATGGGATGTTGAACCCAGCGAATCGGCTTCAAAAAGGAAAGTGGCAATCGGTGTATCGCTTGAGCCACCGAAATTAATACCAGCACCATCGGTGTCAGCTTCGTTAGAACCGGAGGAAATAGTAATTGTTTTATCTTTAACGTAAAGTTCTGTTTCGTGATGAGTAATAGCGTTTATAGTTCCTGCAACCTCTAAATCTCCAGTGACCACAAGATGTCCTTGAACTTCGGCTCCGTTAGATGCGGTTAATTTACTCGAAACAGTTGTAATATTATTGTTAGCAGTAATATGATCTGTGACGACCATTCCGTTGGATGCTGTAAGGTGGCCCGTAACAGTTGTTACATCAGTTGCTCCATCTCCTAAAGTTGTAGAGCCTGAAACGACGAGATGAGCGTCGATACCAACACGATCTCCTGCTTGTGGCGTTATTGTGTTCACATAAAGAGTGCTCATATTTTATTCCTTCTTTGACCTAACATAAATAGAGCTAATTATACTTAATAGCACTAAAAACGTCAGAAATGTTTATGATTTTTGCTGCAGATCCATCACCAATATTAAAAGAATCTCCCTCTTTCACAGTTATCGGTCCGAAAAGAACCGCGTTATAATTATCTAAAATTGTAGTATTTAAAGAAGTGGAATTTCCTAGGCCACCATAAAGCCCGCCAACATCATTGACTGTTGTAATTTTTAATTCGGCGCCGTCGTCAATTTTTAAATCAAAGCCAGAGTTTACTGTCACTGGTCCATACAACACAGTGTCTATATTATGATCTCTCACGACAGTGTCCGTCCTTATAGTGCTGTCGCTACGATCTATGATTCGAAGAGTTCCATCAATGTTAACAACGCTATCTCCACCAAGACTAATATCTGATACCGGTTTTGAGACAGCGACATCGTCAATTGATTTGATAGTCAAAGACGCACCATCGCCAATTTTCAAATAAGAATCAGAATAGATTGTTACCGGATCATAAAAAATAGTATCATGGCTTGAAAGAATGGTATCTCTGTTTATGGTACTGTTATCTTTATCAACAATTCGGACGGCGCCATCAATAACCACAAAACTGTCGCCTGCGACGCGGGCTGGTGGGATTTCTACAGGATTAGCATCATCAAGTTTTAAAACAATTAAATCGGCATTATTGCCGATTGTCAACGAAGCACCATCATTAATTGTTACTGGCCCATAAAGAACAGTATTATAATTTTCTGGGATGACAGTCGCAGCGGTTATATCACTATCATTTCCAAGCGGAATAGTTACTTCGCCTTCTTGAAATAGCTTCTCGGTTTTTTTAACTATGGCGCCAAAAGTAAGTACTCTACGGGGTGCCATTTTATTTCTTTTCCTTGCTAGCTATTCTTCTTTCTTCTTCCCAAAGTTTATCAATGACTTCCCATGTATGTTCCTCGCCAATCTTCTCATACATCTCATGAAGATTTTTCCAAGCTTCATCTAAAGTTAATTTATTTTTATTGTATTCGACACAAATCAAACACATCTTAATTGGTCTCCCTTATTTCTACTGCTGCATAAAAAATTGCAATGGATGTTACGATGCCTGCTACAATTCCTCCAGCAAACCACCAATGAGAATTTTTATTTGGTCTCTCTAAAGCAAATTTTTGGAGTCTATTTACTTCTTCATCTTTAATTTTTAGAATTGAATTGTATTTTTGTTGCAGAAAGTCGACTTCTACTTTTACTGTCGAAACCAAAAGATCGCACCTGATCTTTTCTTTTTGTTCTATATGGGCAGTTCTTAATCTGCATTGTTCAGCATTGTATTCTTTCTCGGCAATAGATTGAGCAACAGCAGATGAATTAAAAAGGACTCCAGGAAAAGGAGCCGTTTCGCCCTGATTCATTGGTTTAATTTTTGGCACTTCATCGGCAAAAACAAATGCTGGAAAAGTCATAAGCAATATTATTGCTATTATTTTATTCAACAATTTCAAAACCAAAAGCCTCCTTTACTAAATGTGCCAATGCTTTCGGATTATCAGAATGTTTCTCAACAATTTCTTTAACTCTTTTCTTTTTATTCCTATCAAGAGCTTCATTGTTCTTTTTCAATTCTGTTTCAACTTTTTCAATTGTTTCATTGAAAACTTTATTTAGTTCTTCTTTCTTTTTGATCTCGGCCTCATGATTTTCATTGATAACTTCAATTTGTTTTTTATAGCTATCGCTTCTTATTTCTAAAACTCCAATGGCAGCAGCACTATCTTTTCTAAAGAAAACCCAAAGAACAAGAGTATACAATATAACTACTGGAAAATGCCAATAAGTTTTTAACCAAGTCCAACTCTTCTTGACAAGAAGTTTAAAAGCAATCCAATTCATTTGTAAAATCTTCCTTCGCGATCATCTTTCATTCCTTTGCCGTACCATCGCACTTTCTTATTTCTTATATCATAATGCAAAAAGGTTTTATACAAGCCGACACCGCCTTGTTTCATCTTTCCTTCTTTGATAAGTTTTTCGACAACCTCTTTTACTTCTTGCGGGGTCATCCCTTTTATTTTTACATCAGCCGCAGAAGCAGTCAAATGTTGGCTTCGTCTTGCTCCGCCCACTTTACGATTGTATTTGGAACTTCTATAGCCGCTGATCACTCTAATTGATTTGTTCAAATGTTCTCTCAACACTTGAAGATTTTCAGCAAGTTCCTTTACATTGTCCATGTGTTCATCTGGAACATCGCTTCCATCTTTACAACGGAACTCGCTTAGTGCAAAGTTTTTTGTAAGTTTACTACTCATCGTCAGATTTCCTCTCGCCATGTTTCCATCTTGTTGCGATATCTGCTAATCCTTGAATACCAATGTAAGCCAACGAGACGGCAACCCACTCATCCGAACCCAATTTGTCCAAAGCCAAAAATGCTGTGGCTGTGGACCAAACCAAAAGTTTACGAGACGTCCACCTTTCCAAATGCTTGTCTACAAACGCTTTTATTCTAGCCATAATTTCTCTCCTATAATAATATATTTAGTTTATTACAGGAGAAAAATGCTTAGTAGCGTTCTAAAAACAATTCATATTCTTCTATTGTTTCGCTCAACTTGTCAAAAGCATATTCTATTTCATTGTATGAGGCGAATTCATCTTTATGTGTTTCTATAAGTTGGGATGCCAATTCAGCAATCCTTTGTAGTTTAGCATTCTTCTCTAAAAGCTCTTCTAGTGACGGCTCACTGATGTCAAGTTTCTCAGCTGTTTGCATTATATATTTTTCCTCCTTAATAGTTAACATAAGCAAAATTACCTTTCTTCTCAATCTCAATTGTCATGTCTACACAATCTTTCAGTGTATCCAAATGAGAAATGAGAAGAACAGTTTTGAAGTATGATTTGACCATATCTAAAATTCGTATGAAGCCTTCCATATTTTCTTCATCTAAAGCCGTTGCCGGCTCATCTAATATAAATAGATCTGGCTTTGGCAAACTTGATACATTTAATAGCGCCAAACGAATTGCCATCGCTGCAATTGTTTTTTCTGAACCAGATCCTAATTCAATTGGTCTCGCGTCAAATTTGGGATGCCTAATAAATATTTCAAGCTTTTTGTCTTCCGCTTCGAAGAAAACTTCAAAATCAACAATATTTACCAATACTTTTGCGACCTCTGCATTAATGATTGGTAATCGTTTTTTAATTATATCATAAGCAATGCCATTGGAATGTACGCACCTCATAAACAAATCATAAGCAGCATATTCTTCGCGGAGATCGTAAAGTTCTTGTTTGTTGTTCTCAAGATTTGTTAGCATCTGTTCAATTGAGCCGTGCTCTTTAGAAAGCTCAATGAGACGATTTTGGCATTCTGACAAGTTGTCTTTTTCTTTTGTTATAGCTCTCAAGAAGTTGTCCTTTCCAAAATTTAATGCTTCCAAATTTTCAATTGCTAACTTGTTGTTGTTGTATTCTGTTGCTGTTTCATTTAAGTTTTCAATCTCTTTTCTGAATCCAACAATTTTTGTTTTATTTTTTTGTATCTCCAGTTCGTAAGAAGAATTTTCAGAACTTAATTGACTTTGCTTTTCAACAAGCTTATCATGTTTTTCAATATGTTCTTCAATCTTTTCTGGATTTAATTCTTGAATTTCATTGGAAGTTTCTGCTTCTGTATTTTTCAACTCAGCAATTTCTTGTTTTACTTCATCAAGTTGTTTCAAAGCGCCATAAGCATCTTTGATGAATTTGCAATGAGAAAATTCCTCTCCACAAGGAACCTCTTCCAAAAGTGATGCTTTGCCTTCTTTAACTTTTAGTTTGGTTTCATGCAGCTTGATGTCGTTGCAAATTAGATTTAATTGATTTTGCTTTTCAATAACAATAGATTTATTGTTTTTGGTCTCTTCGATATCAAAATCATCATCTAAAAAGTTTACAATCTTATCTAAAAGCTCGTTGTTGTTTTCGATATTTTCGAAAAACTTTTTATTCCTTCCAGTTAATAAATCTTTTTCTTTCTTGTTTTCTTCTAGAGATTTTTCTATTTTATCTATATCAATCATTTCGACTGGAATAATATTTATTCTTTCGTTGATGTCATCTATTTGCAATTGATAGGAATCAATCTTTTCTGCTAATTCCTCGCAAGCATTTTCTTGACTTTTATTTTCATTTTCAATTGCGACAAGTTTTTCATTGACTTCTTTAATTTGTTCATCGAATTCTGTACCTTCTAATCTTTTAAGCATTCCTCTCAGATCAGAGACATCATCTTTTGCTAATTTAAACTTGCGCTCGAACATTTCTAAATCAAGGAACTTGGCAAGAATTTCTTTTCTTCTCGTTGATCCTTCGCTGATAAACATAAGAGATCCTAATTGCGAGGCCATCGATGTAAAAAGAAAATCATCTATCGTCCCAAACATCTTTCTTATGTTCCTGTCGGTGTCATTTCTTGACAAGCCATTTAAACTAATATTTTCTCCAACAACTTCATCTCGCATAGAGAAGTCTATATCTGTTTTTGCTTCAACTGTTGCGCTGCCATGAAGTTTCTTTTCATATTTTTCTGAGGTTCTTTCGATTTCGTAAATATTGTGGTCAATAACAATTTCAACTTTGCCGCGGCAATTGTCTTTTGTTTGATTAATCAAATGAAGATTCTTACGATTGTTTTTGGAAGTCGAATTATAAATTGTATATAACAAGCTATCGATAATACTTGATTTGCCTGAAAAGTTCTTTCCAAATATACCAACGACTCCATTCAAATTTTCAAAATTGATTTTATTCTTTTCGCCGTAATTGAATAGATTGTCCCATTCAATGCTTTTGAGTTTCCAATTAATATTTCTTGCTACTTCTTCGTCTTCTTCAACAACGGAACTATATTTTGTATTGAGGTCCAAAACTTTTTCCATCACTTCGTCACTGGGATCATAATCTTTAAGATAATCTTTTATAAGTCTTTTTTGGACTGCCATATCTCGCAAGTTTTCCTGAAAGATGTTCTTAATAGAATCAGCCATATCTGCTCCATCACTGGCGGCTCTATTTAAAAACGTCACACTTTCTGGTTTAAATTTGGTCTTTGCCACATCAACTGCTTTTTTTAATACATCTAGTGAAAGATTATTATTAGAAACCAAACGAAGGCGTGCACCATCTGGAACCTTTGTTTGGTTTGGTATTCTTCCTTTCGGCGAAAGTTGAATTGTAATAAAAGGCTTTGGATTTATAAAAGAAACATGCTTGCAAGTGAACTTATCTTTATCTTGAATATCCCATATCAACAAGCCTTTATCATTTGTCTCTCCTTGATTCTGTTGAATTGTGCTGCCGGGATAACGAACTCTTCCTTTAAGATCTAATATCTGATTTGTCTTGTGAATGTCTCCGAGAAAAGCAAAATCAAATTTATCAAAGATTGACATATCATGATCTCCATATTCCATTGTCCAGCCAAGATCAGTTTTGACACCAGAGATAGATCCGTGATAAAGCGCAATATTAATTTTGTTTGTATCGGTTGGTTTAACCCACTTGTCTTCGTCAAAAATTGAAAGCACATTCAAGGTAAACTTGTCATCCACTAGCACCTCACCAGATGCCTTCAGGAGGCACAGAGATGGGTGTTCTAGGGCCTCAACGATAGGAGTGATGGCATCTTGCCTACTCGAGTTTCGGAGGTTTCCATCGTGGTTTCCGGGGATTATATAGGTAGGTGCAATATCCGCTAAATTCTTGAGGAAGTTTGATGCCATCTCAAAGTATTCAGGACTCAATTGAGTTTTTGTATGTGCAAGATCTCCGCAGTGAATAATGCAATCAACTTTCTCTTCTCGCAATTTCTCGTAGATCTGGTCGAAAATTACGCGATATTCATAGTGGTATTTTAAGTTGCGGATGTGCGTATCCGCAAGATGGGCGAACTTCATCGGTCTCCTATTTTGCCTCTCTTGTTACTATAGCACAAAGTATTTTACTTGTCAAGGATTATTTTCTTCTGGCTTTTCATCATAAAATTTGAGAACACGAGGGTCCCCTCTTTCAAGACGCCAAGTTTGAACAATGTTTGTAAAAACTTCTATCATGTTTTTTTCAGTCTGTTCTTCTTTACCAATATCTTTTGCGCCTACATACAAATTCTTTATTGGCTGAAACGCTTCAAGAACTTGAGAACCGTATTCGAGAAGAATAAGAACATCTTTGTCAACATCATTTGCTAGCTCTTCTTTAATGATTTGTTTAAGTTGAGATTTGGTTAGTTTCATTTCTCTTCTTCAGCTTTATCAGATTTTTTCTCTTTCGTTACCGGGTTGGCTTCTTTTTCTAGACGATCTTTGTAGTTGTCCACTGACCACTCATTCGTAAATACTCTTGCTTCCTCTTTTGTGCCCCATTCCGGGGTCTTGACTGACCCTCCCGGTTTTACATACTGGTGGCTGCCGAGGTCTTTAAGAACCCACTTTCCTTTTTTCTTATATTTTTTCGCGGTGGCTTTGTTTTGTTTATATTGTGTAAGGTCCGCCGCCTCCACCACAGCAGAAATCTCTTCTTTGATAATTTGTTTAAGTTGTTGTTTTGTAATTTTCATTTTAATTGCCTTAACTATCGTACATCTGATACCATAAAACGAGTAACTGATGTCTTTGATTCTGGAGTGTCTTCTGATTCTTCTCCGTCCGCAATACATTCTTCATGAGTTTGCCCCGCGTGAGCTTCTTCACATGGTTGTCCGGGATGAGCGCAAGGATCATATTTTCCAACTAAATTTTCAACATCTTCATAATAGCCTTTATATCGGGCTTCATCGGAAGGATATTCTTTCTGTTCCCATTCATTTAGAAGCCCTTGCAATTCCATTAAAAGATTTGGGAGATCTAGTGATTCGGTTTCTTCTATTTCGACCTCTTCAGGTTTTTGCATATCCTCAAGTTCTTCTTGGATGATTTGTTTAAGTTGGGATATTGTAATTTTCATATTAATACTGCTCCAATTCGATAGCCCACCATTTGCCGTCCATCTCTTGAACTTTCCATGGATGCAATCCGACGCGCTTCTTTTTGTCCTCTGTAGTTTTCATATCGGCAACTTTTTTCGCCTTAGCTTCTGTATCAAAGGGACCTTCATGTTTGAGACCAAATTTAGATTCTGGTTGACCTTCCATAAGTTTTCCAATCTCTTCTTTAATAATTTGTTTTAATTGGGATTTAGTTAGTTTCATTGCGGTTGTTCTTCCTCAACTTCGACTTCAACTTCTTCTTTCTCTAATTCTTTAAAGAAATGAATGAGGGGACTAAGCAACATTTTATAAGTTATGTCCATAGGCAATTCTATAGAACGAGGCTTCATACTTAAATAATGTAATCTAAGTTCTTCTACAATTGGATTGTTCCATTTTTCACTACGGTGGAGAATAGATCTGAGGCTATGAAGATGTCTAATGATTCTGTGTATATCAGATTGAGGCTTTTTCTTGAGGACGTCTAAGACTCCTTCAGATAAGTCATCTTCTTCATTAGTGGTGGCAACTTCTTCTTGAATAATTTTTTTGAGTCTTTCAATCGAGATCTTCATTTTCAATTTCTCTTATTTGTTTTTGGATGTAAGAAGCGGCTTTAAAGAAAATACTTTTTGCTAAATTGTAATCGCCATTTGTGCTTTTCAACGTTGAATTAACAATCTCTTTTGCGAAATGTTCAACAATGGCTTTTTTGTCACCTTCGCTTAAATTATTTGTTGTGTTCAATTTCATTCTTTTGGGGAGCTATTTCTTCTTTGCGTTGCGTTTCCTTCGTCTTGGCCCCCAGTGACCACCCCCAGCGACGGGGGCGGCGTCGGCGGCGGGAATTGAGCGGCGACCACGCCATGGGGTGGTGCGCTTCTTGGACTTTTCAGGTTCGGGAGGGGATTCGAATGGAACGACCGACACCGATGGGGGGGCTAGCGGCGGCCTCTGACGCGCTGCGCGCGTGGGGGCAGACGGCGG